CGAAGACACAGCAGAGCACGCTCCTCATCAGCAAGTACGATGCCACGCAGGACGCGCTCGGCTCGTACGTGCCGCGCGATCTCGACCGGCTCAAGATGTTTCAGCCGACGGAGTGGACCGTCGCGGGCGTGCAGGCGAAGATCGACGATATATACGACGACTTCGAGCGCAACGTGACGCGCATTCGGCAACGACGAGACATGCACGTCGTGATCGACTTGGTGTATCACTCGCCGTTGCTCATCCGCATGGACAACCGGATCGTCAAGGGCTGGGTCGAGGGACTCATCGTGGGTGACTCGGCCCAGGGCAAGACCGAAGCGTCGACATACATGATGAGGCACTATGGCCTCGGCGAGCGAATCGAGTGCAAGAACGCCACGGTGGCCGGACTTCTCGGCGGCGTGCAGCAGCTCGGCACCGGGCGATGGATGGTCACGTGGGGCTTTATACCAACACACGACAAGCGGCTGGTGATCCTCGAAGAGCTGAAAGGTACCAGCACGGAAGTCATCGCCAAGCTGACCGATATGCGCAGCAGCGGCATAGCAGAGCTGGCTAAGATCGAGAAGCGACGGACACACGCGCGGACTCGTATCCTCGCGATCAGCAACCCACGATTTGACCGACAGATGAGCAGCTACAGCTTCGGTCTTGAGGCGGCTAAGGAGCTCATCGGCTCGCCGGAAGACTTGCGGCGCTTCGACGTGGTGCATTTGGTCGCAGCGGACGAAGTCGACGCCGACGTCATCAACAAGCTCAACATGAACTTGAACGGTGATCACCCAAAGTTCGGGCCGGAAGCATGCCGTTCTCTCGTCCTTTGGGCGTGGACGCGAGTGCCCGATCAGTGTATGATCCCCAAGGACACGGCCACCTTGGCATTGCAGCAAGCCACGCAGATGTGCGAAGAGTTCAGCGACGTCATACCGATCGTGGACCGCGGCTCGATGCGCTACAAGCTCGCACGACTCGCGTCGGCGCTGGCCGCCCGCACATTCAGCACGGACGACGGCGAGTCGCTGGTCGTCCGGCCATGTCACGTCCAATGGGTGGCCGACTTCCTGCGCCGCACGTACAGCACGCGCGCGTTCGGCTACCGCGAGTTCACCGACGCGGCGCGTTCCGTCGGTGCAATCAATGACCCAGACAAGATCAAGAAGCATTTCGCCGCGATGCCGTTCCCGAGCGAAGTGATCGAGTCGTTTCTGCGCGCGGACAAGCTAGACGTGCAAGACATACAGGACTGGACCGGGTGGGAGCGCGTCGAGTCGCTCGCGTTCATGTCGGTCTTGGTTCGGCAACACGCGATCAAGCGAGACTACAAGAGCTATCGAAAAACGGGTTCCTTTATTCAACTCCTGAAGTCCATGCAGCTGCCCGGCAAGCCGGACTTCATACCAGAGGCGGACTACTGATGGGAGGCTTTTGATGCCAGGCGCATGGGGAAACTGCGAAGAATGCTTGGGCTTCGGCATACTCATGAGCGGCACGCTGTGCCCGCGCTGCGAGGGCACCGGCAACAAGTTGCTCGTGCTGAAGCAAGAAGCGACCACATCGATCCGTCAGTCGAGACTTCAAGCCGCATTGGAGCGGCAGCGACTGATGGACGAGCTTGACCGAAAGGAAGAACATGGACGGAATTAATTTGCTCGAGAATGCGGTGGACGAGCTTCGGCGACGAGGCTGGTTCACTCGCGCACAGGCGACTCAAACAGGCTGGACCGTGACACTGGAGTGCGGCGTCGATGTATGGCCAGCCAAGTATCCTCGTCCCGTGGCGCACGGGTCGACGCTGATGGCAGCGTTCGGGCGCGCCAAGGAGCTGTCACATGCCAACCCAGAAGAATAAGTGGAAGGAGCCGGCGGTGCCGCGCACCGTCGTCCAGATGGCGCCGGTGGACAAGAACGGCATGGTGCTCGTGATGCACCGCGGACCAAACGTTCGGTCGATCCCGAACGTCTGGTCGTTTCCGTCAGGCATGCACGAGATCGGTGAGCGAATGGAAGAGTCGCTCGAGCGCGAGCTCCGCGAGGAGTACGACTTGCAAGCTATCGACTGCGCGATGGTCGGCCAGTACGAGAACATCGCGGGCGACTTGTGGGACCAAGAGCAGTACCACTGGGTGATCTCGCTTTACGTCGCGCTCGTCGAGGACGTCAAGAAGGCTGTCAACAAGGAACCAGACAAGCACGACCGAATGGAGTTCGTGCACTACACTGACTTGGTGACGCCGGCGTTCTGGGACGCGCATCGCTTTCACAACTCGTTTCACGAAGAGATGCGCGAAGGTCGGCACCGACTGGCGTTGGCCGCGCAGACCCTCGTCCTCAAGGAAGTGATCGAATGAGTGACTTGACCGCGGTGGGAGTTCACGTGTTTGCGGGTGGGTTCGTCCGAGGCGTGCTGGATGCCGGGTGGACCGTGCCGCTTCAGCTCGAGGTTCACGGCTTCGGCGTGGAGTCGACAGAAGCGATGAACGGCGTGCAAGTGATAAACGACGAGAACGCTAACTGGCCGAACGTCGATGCCGTGATGGCTGTATCTAACCCCCGTTGTACTGCTTTCAGCACGATCACGTCGGGCGACCGATACGTGCAGGGCAACACGCACGGCGCATTCGCGAAGCAGACCTGCGACATTCAGCAGCTCTGCGAGTACTCAGCTGGGCGACACGACTTCGTCATCTGGGAGTCCGTGCAGCAAGCATACAAGGCGAGCGGGCGCGAGCTGGTCGATCACTTGATCCGCACCGTCTTCGAGCCGCGGCACTACCGCGTGGCGCACGTGTTCATCAACGCGGCCACGTTTGGAAACTGCCAGCAGCGCAAGCGATATTTCTTTGTGGCGTATCGCGACTCGTACAAATTCAACATCCAGCCGCCGCCGCTGTCGCACTACTATTCGGTGCTGTACGACGTCCTGTGGGCTGGGCGGCACGTCGAAGGGAGAGCAGCCAAGCTATGGGACAACACCGGGGACTACGACGCCGACTGCTACATCGAGCTCACAAAAGACGAGCAGCTCGTCGTGCCGATGCTGCCGAACGGGTGGGACTTGCACGCGATGGCGCGGCACGCGTATCATGCGCTACCAGAGAAGTACAAAACGCTGTGGGACACGCGGGCGAGCGACCTGCCGTTCTCGTTGCATGGAATCAATCGTTTGAACTGGCTTCGACCGTGCCCAACTCTGCACTCTTCAGCCGGGCGCTTCATTCATCCATCGCAGAACCGACCTCTCACGGTGGGTGAGCTGTCGGCCATCATGGGCTGGCCGAACATTCCAGTTGGGCCGCGGCCTGTTGCGCAGATCGCGAAGGGCATCGTGCCCGCCGTCGGAAAGTGGCTGGCCGAACAAGTCGAGCTCAGCTATCGCGGCCACTGGGGCCGTGACGACTGGGAGAGCTCGTTCAACGACGCGACGGGCACTTGGGATGGACAGGATGCCGAGGGTCAGCTAGAGAAGACCTTTGACATGACCAAGTACGTCGGCAAGCAATTTGACTTAGAACGATACGACCGAGAGGCAAGAGACTCACACTCACGATGGAGAGCGCTAAGTGAACAGCTACGACGACGTTGACTCGATGTGGGCCGCGATGATCGACCACCTCCTCATGCATCCGACGCATGTTGAGGCACGAGTGGGCAGCGGGGCGATGAGCAATGAATTGATCGGGAGTCGCTGGGTGTTGAAGGACATCCGACGCAACTTCTTGACCAACGAGAGTCGCGCGGCCGATCCCGCGTACGCGAGCGCGGAGCTGCTGTGGTATCTCAGCCGCGAGAGCAGCGTCGAGATGCTGCTGCCCTACGCGCCGAGCTACAAGCGGTTCGCCGAGGACGACGGGCGCGCGCACGGCGCGTACGGTTCGCGGCTGGCGACAAACATTCAAGCATACAGACTTGCCAGTCGTAGCGAAGACAAAGAAAGCTGCGACCAGCTCGACTATGCTGTGCAGCGACTGCGACGTGACCCGAACACGCGACAGCTCGTGATCACCATGTGGAAAGCGGAGGACTTGATCACCGAGAACAAGCGCGATCTTCCTTGCACGGTGTGTTGGCAGTTCCTCGTGCGCGAGAACAATCTGCATATGGTCACGTACATGCGGTCCAATGACGTTTGGCTCGGTGTCCCGTACGACATCTATACCTTCTCGTGTATCCAATCTATGGTGGCCGACTCGCTCGGACTCGGCTACGGAACGTATACGCACGTCGCCGGGTCGCTGCACATGTACGAGAAGAATCGCGACGACTGCTTCAACATACTGGAATACGGACCGCTGACGCCGACGCCACCACACGGATGGGAGCGATGCCCAGTAGAGGACGCCTGGATGGCCGTGGAGCATGAGAAATGCATACGAAAACAAGAACCGCGACCGAATCGACCGGCCGTCCACGGGTGCTTGCTGGACTCCGTCATGTCGTGTGCAAGAAAGCTGGGCTTGCCCACGGACGTTCGCTCTCCAGCACTAACGAAAGGGTTTCAGAATGTTGACGCCCGTCGCTCTTAAATACTTCGAGCGAAACCGTTATAAGGGCAACGGTGCGTGGCTTGTCGAGAAGCTATGTGTTAGCAATGAAGGTTTCGCGTGGCGCTTGAACAAAGACGGTGAATGGGTGCAACAACGCGCAATGAAGCTCGATGATCGCGGACCTATTCCAATTTGCGTTCACGTACTCGAACAGTTTGGTCCGACAAAGCCAAATGACGGTAAACGATACGAGTGCTGCCATCGCGATGACAACCGCGCTCATAATCACATAGACAATTTATACTGGGGCACACACGCACAAAACATGCATGACGCATCTGTTAATGGCAAAGCACGCGCGGGCATCCTCTTAGTTGATGAATCAGACATCGACGAAATGATAAAGTTGTATCAAGCAGGAATGCATATACACCAAGTTGCTGAAGAGCTCGGTTTCGGATATACCACAGTTCAAGGTTATTTGTCAAAACGCATCCAACTAAGATCGAAAGGAAGGGTAGTCACATTTTAATCATCGAAGGCCCGGACACAGTAGGCAAGACGACGTTCGCAAAGACGTGCGTCCAGAAGCTCAATGAGGCCGGATGGCCACATATATACAGGCACCTGAGTCGGCTGCCCGAGACATGGCGTCAAGACGTCGTGTCCAACTACGCGCGGCTGATGAACTGCTACGTGGTCCAAGACCGTTTCCACTATTCCGAGCCCATGTATACAGCGGCCACGCGACCGAACGAACCGGCACTGCTCAGCCCGCGCGCATACGACCAGGTGGAGCGACAGCTTCGCAACCACGCCTCGTTCACGGTCGTGATCACTGCCGATCCAGTCTTGCTCACGCAGCGATACGACATGCATCGCGAGATGTATTCGCTCCAGCAAGTCTTGGCCGTAAACAAGCTCTACATGGAAGCGGCGCGAGAAGGTCGCTGGGGCGCGTACAGCATGCCAGCGGACCTGTGGATTCACTGCACGGAGGACCAGCCATTCCCGCAGTGGGGCGAGCACCTCCAGCTTCATCTCTACTTGAATCGCCTCGCGCGGGACTTTCCGTACGCGGGCGCGACTAGGAGGATCGCTTGACAACTGAACACTTGATGACGGCCATCTGGACCGTCGTCCGCGAGGACAAGCTCGACATCCTGTGGCATGGCACGGCCAGACTCTTGGCCGCGCTGCGCCGCCGCGAGAAGTACGTCGAAGTGGCGGACTTCATCGAGGCCAAGATGGCGCGCGACGATCGGATCACCAAGAGCGCATTCATTCGCGCGCTGTTCGACTACTTCAAGGATCAGCGAGTCATCGAGGCTCTGGACGACGCTCACAGGTGCAACCGTGAAGACGCTACCAAACGGCGGAAGGCTGGTCGAGCATCCAAGCGAATTGCCCGACCTAAGAAACGCTGATGACTTGTTCGGCGACTTCGAGACGACGAGTTGCGACGACGAGCTCGACTCGCTGAACCCGTGGCATCACTGTTGGGCGCTCGGAATAGCTGTCACGACAGACAAGCACCAGGGCGCATGGTACGTGCCGCTCCGTCACCGACTCTACGGCGACGAGCAGAACATCCCGATTGAGATAGCGCGCGAGTGGTGGGCCGACACGCTGGGCACGGCTCGGTGCTGGTCCAATCACAACGTCAAGTACGACGCGCATGTCTCGGCCAACGACATGGGCTACGTTCCTGACTGGCCGGAACAACAGCTCTTCTGCACGGTCGCGCACTCGAAGATCATCGACAGCGATCGACACTTCCGCGGCGGGTACGGGCTCGACGCGCTCAGCTTGTCTTGGCTGGGCGAGGACATCTCGGTGTACGGAGCGCTCATTGACCGATGGCGAGCGATCGGCAAGAAAAAGAGCAAGGACTTCGGTCGCATTCACATGAACGACTGCGCGCTCTACGCGTGCCAGGATGTCATCACCAACAAGCGACTCAAGCGGTACATTCAAGCGCAACGTCATCCGGACTGCAACAGGGTGGCCGAGATCGAGACGGACTTGACGTCGGTGCTCTTCGAGATGGAGCGCAACGGCATGCAGGTGGACCGGCTCGAGCTGATGAAGACCGAGCTCGAGATGTCGATGCGGCTTTTGCAGATCGACGAGATCATCAAGAAGCGAGTCGGGCGCTCGGTGAACTGGTCGAGCACCGATGACTTGTACGACCTGCTCATCAATCAGTTCGGCTTGCCGATTCTCGCGTGGACTGAAGAAGACGAAGAGGGACAACCCGCCGGCAATGCGAGCTTCGACAAGCACGCGCTTGCGGAATACGCACGTCATCCGCACGCGCCGCACGACGTGGTCGCACTGATTCAAGAGGCACGCTCGGCCACGCAGACGCTCGGGTTGTTTGTTCGGCCATACCAAGAGCTGGCCGATTCGCGCGGGCGCATGCACGGAGACTTCAATCAGACCGTACGTACCGGCCGCATGTCGATGCGTCGACCGAATCTCCAGCAGTGCAGCAGTGTGGCAAAGCGACTCATTCATCCGGCGGTGGGCAACGCGTTCTTGTCGGCGGACCAAAGTCAAATCGAATTTCGAGTGATCGTTCATTACATCGAGAATCAGCGCTGCATCGACGTCTACAATTCAGACCCGGACACTGACTTCCATCAGTGGGTGGCGGAGTCGGCGGGCATGAAGCGAAAGCCGGCCAAGACGATGAACTTCATGATGGGCTACGGTGGCGGCAAGAAGAAAGCCGTACGCGCGATGGCCAGCAACTTGAATGTGATCGGCGGCATCGTCGGCACGATCGACCAGATGGTGGCCGATGGGCGACTGAACGAGAGCGATCGCTTGCGCGTGTTCGACATGATGTGCGTGCAGAAGGGCGAGGAGCTGTACGATGGGTACCATCGCAATTTACCCGAGCTGAAGCCGACGTCGCGCCGAGCAGCCGCCGTCTGCGCCGAGCGCGGGTACGTACGGAACTGGCACGGACGACATCGTCACTTGCCGAAGGACCACGCGCACAAGGCGTTCAACTCTCTGTGCCAAGGCGAAGCGGCCGACATCCAGAAGGAGCGCACGGTCGCGCTCGCCCGCGCGATCGAAGGAACGGAGCTGATGCTCGTCGGCAACGTTCATGACGAGATCGTCGTCGAGGGTCCCGCTGAATTGCTGGCCGACGAGCGGACGCAGCGAGCCATCGCTTGGATTCTCGAAACGCCCGACAAGCCACTGCGAGTTCCGCTCCGCACGGGAGTCGGAGTGAGCACTCAGCATTGGAAAGAGGCCAGCACCGACGCGAAAGATGGCGGAGCGAGCCGACCGATTCAATATGATGTTGGTCAGATCGACCGCGATGAGCCGCTGAGATTTCTGAAAAATGTTCGATTGTTAACATAGATAAGATAGGTAGTTTGGCTCTGGAAACCTGTCCAGAACCCTCTCAGATGGCCTCTCTGGCTGCTTGACTGGTTATACCAATGTTGGCCCTGGAGTGCCGAAGACCGCCTCCTATGCAGCCAATTTCGACCAGTTCCGGCTCGAACCGACCGGAACCGGCACTTCGGACCAAAACCGGCTGCCAGATCGACGTCGAAAAAACTTTCACAAAAACGCTCACAATTTGCTCTCTGCTATTTACAAAGCCCGCTCGATAGTCGATATTACTTCTATCGGAATTGAACAACACGCATACTGGAGATCGAGATGAAAGTGATCAAGAACATCCTGAAAACCTGCAATCGAGCAGCCCGCGGGGAAGTCTCGAATGCCGACGCGCTGGCAGAAATCGATGCTCTGGCTCGCAACTTCTTGCTCGCGAAACTGAACGCGCGAGCCGACCAACTGAAGGCCTCGTTGACCGAACAAGGAGTGGATGTCGACGAACTGTTCCGAAGACTCGAAAATAATTAGTGGCTGCTGTGGACAGCCGCTCACCGCAGTATAGAATTGACTCATCGGCAGGTCGCTCCGATTTTCAAAGCGACCAAGACGAACGATACTGGAGACTGAATCATGGCCAAGAAAACCGCAGCCCCGAAGACCACTGCTCCCGCCGCCGAGACGAAAGCGAAGAAAGCAAAGACAGCGCGACCTGCAGTCAATGCGAAAGTCGCATATGATGCGCGGAACCAGATCATCGGTGCCGTCGAGATGCTGCAAATTGCCGGTCTGTCGAAAATGGCGGAAACGATCAAGCGAATGTGCGTTCGACTCGAAGCGATCAGTGAAGCCGAGGCCAAACGAGCCGAGACGAAAACCACGAAGCTCACCGAGAAGTTCCTCAAGCTGGCCGAAGAGGCCGCAAAGAGCGGGCTCGACGTTCGCGACTTGGTCACGCAAATCCGAGTCGGTGAAGGCAGCAAATAAAGCCGAAACGCTGCTCGGGCGGCGTTCGCGGGACATTACCTACCCGCGCTGATGAGGCAGGTACCTCGCTGAACCACAAGGACTCCGAATCATGGCCAAAGCCACCCCGACCGCTCCCGTCGCTCCTCGCGCCCCGTCGCCCGTCTCCGCGCCCGTCGCCGGCCAAGCGCCGTCTGCCCGACCCGGCACGACCGAGCTGAAGGCAAAGAAGGAGAAAATCGTTCGCGTGACTCACCCGGCTCTCTCGCCCGACGCTGAAGGCAAGCCGACGGTCCAGCTCGAAGCGATCCCGCAGGACTTCGACGCGAAGCTGCACAAGCCGATCCGCCGGAAGGACCTGAAGGACGAAACGCTCCACTTCGATCTGCAAATTCAACGGCTCGAGAAGAAAATCACGGACCTGCGCCGCCAGAAGGAAGAGTCGAAGCAGCTCGGCTCCGTGAAGGACCGCGCTTCGGCCAAGAAGCTTCTGGCTCTCCAGAAGCGGATGGACGAGGTCACGAAAACGCTCGAGGCTTCGGGCACGGACGTCACCGCGCTGCTCGCCATGCTGAAGGCGAAGCAGAGCGAGAAGGCCGTCGAGCCGACCGCCACCGACGCGACCACGCCCGCCGCCTAGCGCGACACGGATCAACCACCCGCCGCTGGGTTTTTCGACCAGCGGCGGAGACTTGTTCCGCTTTGCACATCACAACGGAGGGATTCCATGATCACGCGCATAACGATCGAACTGGCCGACGCGAAGTCGGCAAAAGAGTTCGGCAAAGAGGTGGCCGAATCGCTGGACGGGCTCGCCGCTGCCGTCGCGCAGATGACGACCGACAAGAAGACGGTCACGCTCTCTTGGGACGAGTCGCTCGACCCGACGGAGCTCCTCGAGGCGATGACTTCGGCCATCGAGGAGATGGACTGGGAGTTCTAGTATTGACTCCCGCTCTCTGACTTGATATAATAGATCACTGGACGGTTCCACTAGCATACTGGAGGGATTCCCGATGGCAGAGCCCATCATGCGCGCGAGCGACTACGCCGCCGCTATCGAAGACCAAGTCACTTTGGTCCGCTACTATCGGTCTCTCGCGCAAAGTCGCGAGTCGACCGAACGACAGATCGCCGAGTTCCGGCAACGAGCTGCCGAGTTCAACGCTTCGGCGGATCGACTCGCGGCACAGCTCAACGACGCGCCCGGCCTCGAAGCCCGCGCGGTCGCAGAGATCAAGCGACTCCGCGAGGGCCAAGGCCTGCTGAAGGTCGAGTCCGGACTCAAGGCCGTGAACAAGCTGGCCGATCAACTGGCCGACTTGGACCCGGCTGCGCTGGCAGCAGTCATCGCTCAGCTCGAGAAGCTGCAAGGAGGTGCGAAGTGAAAGACATTTTGATCAGATGCGGCTCCACGAGGTGGGTGATCGACGTCGATCACAACGGCACGGTGTGGTTCGTGTTCAATCGGTCAGCCGCGTTCGCGATGAGCGAAGATGATGCCGCTGAGATCATTCGCAAGTACGGTCGTCGCTTTCCAAAGATGCGGGCGGAGCCGCGATGGTCTGACGAAGAGCTGGCAGATGCGCGGCGCAGCGTTGCTGAGTTCGTCGAGCTGTCCCGCGAGCACAACGACTGCGGGCGGGAGGAGCGAGAATGACCGCGCTCGACAAGAAAATGGACCGCGTCGTGGTGCCCGGGCTAACCGGCGCCCGCAAAGTCTACGTCCTCAAGCACCTCGGCGACGAGCGCAAGTTCGTTGCCGGGTCCGATTATCAACAAGTGACGACCAGCGATGAGCTGGCGTCGGCACAGCACTTTGCATCACGACTCGCGGCCAGAGGGTTCACTCTGAACGCGGACAAAGACAAACTGTTTGGCTTCGTCGCCGCCGAGTGGGATGTCGTCCAGATCGAGCTCGTGCCCGAGGAGCCGAAGATCGAAGTGATCGACGGTCTGATGGTCGAGGACCCGGTCGAGTGCGCGCGGAAACTGTGCGACCTGCACTTCAAGTACGCGGACCGCGTCGCCGCGTGGGTGCGAAAGGCGACGAACTACGTCGGAGACTACTCGCCGCCGAAGATCGTCGTCACCGCGCGCCCGCAGATGAACTGGACCGGGCTCTACTCGCCGACGGATCACACGTGTCACTACGTGCTCCCGATGGCGATGCTGAATCTGGGCCGGCCAATGCAAGACTACGAGGAGACAGTCGCGCACGAGGTGGTGCACGCGTACCAGCGGCTGTTCGTCGGCCAGGACATTAGGTCAGGCCACGGCGGCGACTTCTACGCCATGATGAGGCACGCCGCCCTGTGGCCGACGAAGACACATACGCACGCGCCGCTGCCGGGCGAGTTCCAGAAGTGCATACTGCTGTTCAAGAAATTGCAGAAACCTATCGAGCGTCTCGCCGAGGGCGGGCTGCTCGCGTCGCTGCCGTGTCAGATCGTGACAGAAAAACTCAAGCGGAGAGGGATACAATGAGACCTTGCGAAATCAACTGCATCAACGTCAGTCGCTACGCGCCCGGACACAATGATCCACGACGGGCGGGCAAGTGGTTCTGGGAGCTCATCGGATCGGATGGGACGAGCTGGTCGATGTGCAAGCCGTTGAAGCAACTCAAGCGCGTCGTGATGGACGCTGAGACGTTCCGATGCTTTAGCGGGCTGCCGCTTCGTAGCAGTCAACCCGAAGCACTCGTGTTGATCGGCCAGTTCAAGAGAAAGGTGGTGGCGTCGTGAAACTTCTCAACCCACGATACCTCGGCGACGGTGTCTACATCACACTGTTGCCCGAGCTCGACAGCGTCATGCTGACGACCGGCCATCATGACGAAATGAATCCACAGTGCGAGAACGTCATCATCTTAGGACACGCGGAGTTCAGCAATATGTTGCAATACTTACGAGAGGCAGAGGTGATCAAGTGAAACTCAAATGTAAAGTGGCCGCGCCGGGCGTCGTCGCTCGGTATGCACAGGTGAAATTAGATGGTCACTGGGTGAGAGTGTCCCGGGGCGGCGTCGACATCAAGGTCGAGACATCGCACCCGACGGACATCACCGATCAGCTACCAGAACACATCTACGCAGCGCTATGGGAGAACCTGCCGCGGCACTCGGTCGCGCTCGGCGAGCTGTGGGTCCCCGACAAGCCGGCCAGCTGTGTCAAGACGGCGCTGAAGGGAAAGTGGCCGGAGCTCCAGATCACGTTCTTTGCGCTCGAGCAAATGGCCCCATCGTCGACTCGGCACATCGAGATCATGCCGCTCGAGGAAGTGCGACAATGGTTCGATCACTACAAGCTCAACTTCGCGCCGTTCGAGGTCATCGACGCGGTCCCGGTCGAGCTAGGCGAGGGTCAGCTCGAGCACTACCGAGCACGGGCTCGCAGCATGGGTATCGAAGGCTGGGTGCTGAAGACTGGCAATCTGACCGGATGGCACAAGCTGAAGTGCGAGAACTCGATCGACGTCGTCGTCACGGGCGTCAAAGACGCTAAAGACGGTAAGTATCTCGGCCAAGTGGGATCGCTGCTGGTGAGCGTCACCGGCGACGGCGGCTTGAACTGGAACGAAATCGCGGCGGTGTCCGGGATGACCGACCGCGAGCGACTGAACATCACGGAGAAGTACGACGAGCTCGCGAGCAGCATCATCGGCAAGGTCTGCGAGATCGAGTACCAGCGCATGGACGCGCAGGGCCGACTAAGACATCCAAGATTCAAGCGATGGCGCGACGACAAGCCGGCCAAAGAGTGCGGCGTGGACCAGGACCCGGACCTGGAGCGCCGCTACGCGCGAGGCATGCGATTCGTCGAGACCGAGCCGATCAAGTTCATGCAAATCACGCCAGGAGCAGAACATGACGCAGGGCATCAATGAGGTCCTCGCTCTCGGAGCGCGCTGTAAGACTCACAAGATCACCGTCTCGATGACCGCGATATGGCCGCGCGGCGTCAAGACGACATTGACTGCCGAGCCACGCATGAAGTACCCACTCGGCGAACCTTACGTCGGTCACTTCACGATCTTCGAAGTGGAGGATCATATGGCCGACAAGCATGACGAGATGTTGAAGAAGCTCGTCATGGACATGGAGACAAAGCTATGCTGTGCGCGCTGATGACGGGAGCGCTCGGGATCGCGGTGTTGATTTCGCTGCTCTTCACGATGGGACGACACAAGGCGCGCAGACGGTCTGCGCGCTGGCTTCGCGACTTGGAGAAAAGATGATGAGACCCAGGACTTTCTTGGTGGGAGTGACGCAGCCGGACTTCGTTGGGCTGCAAGCGTATCTCGATCACACGGATCAAAGCGAATTCATGTTCGAGATCAGCGAGTATTTGGCCGAGCGACCCGGCGACCCGCTGTGCCTCGTGTCTTTCTATGCGAAGCTCTGCTACAAGAGCCTCGTCGAGGGCAAGAACGCAAACGTGACGCGGGTACGCTCGATCGAAGACAACTTGATCGCGACGATAAAGTCCGGCCACGGAAGCGTGTTCGAGCACGTGTGGCTGAACTTCGTCACGACGGGATGCTCACGAGTGTTCACGCACGAGCTGGTCCGGCACCGTGTTGGGACGGCGTTCTCGCAGACAAGCGGGCGCTACGTGGCGATCGACAAGATCGACTTGGTCTTGCCACCAGAGCTGGAGAACGACGAACAGATGCACACTTGCCCGAATTGCCAAGGGCGTGGTCCGATGCAAGACATGTTGCCGTGCGAATGGTGTCATGATCGCAGCCAGATCACCGTCGCAGAGTACATCAACATCTGCAACGTCGCTCAGACGAACTCGCTCAAAACGCTGCGTGAGATGCTCATCAAGCCCGACATGCCATTTGCTGAGAAGAAGCGACTCACCAGCGCGATCCGGCGGCTCGCTCCGAACGGGCAGGACAATGAGATCGGCTGGTCGTGCAATGTGCGGTCGTTCCGGCACCTGCTGGAGCTGCGCACGTCGCTGGCAGCCGAGTGGGAGATTCGGCAAGTGTTCTTCGACGTCGCAAAGATAGTCACGCAGCGCTGGCCGATGATGATGTATGGCGTCACTCCAGGCGAAGAAGTCGACGGAGTGACCGAACTGAAAGGGCTCAGGATATGAAGTGCTCAAAGTGCGGCGGGTTCGGGTCCGTCGGTGACAGTGCTGAGGAGTGCGAGGCGTGCGGCGGCGACGGGCTCGCCACGGCTCGCGACCGGGCAGACGCGATGATTGAAGCGTTCAAAGACGAGCTTGTCGCGTTCAACGCAGAGGCGCTCAACGACAAAGTCGACAAGCTGGCTGCCGCGTGCGCACTGGCTGGAGCGGAAGGGGTCATCACCGGGTTGGCAGCCAATGCCATCTCTCAACTGGAGGCACTCAAGAAATGCGCGTGAGTATCTACGAGCCCGATCCTCGAATCTGCGGCCCGGGCACCTGGGCGCGGCACTTGAGGCAAGGGTTCCGCGACCTCGGCCACGAGTGCGACGTGGTCACGTTCACCCGCTTGGGCAAGCGCTCGCCCAACTGGGGCCGGATCGAGAAAGCGAAGGGCTCGTCGATGAGCTGCTCGCTGGTGCCCGACGTCTGTGCTAAGCTGGCCGAGGCGCACGACGTGCTGAACAGCTATGACTTGGTCGTCCTCGCTGACGTCAAGACATCGCCGTTGGACAATGCGGCGCTGAAAGACCCGATGCTCGACGAACCGACGTACCTGACGGTGCTGCGGAAGACGCGGACCAAGTGGGCGTCGGCTCTGCACGAGCGATGGTACTTCGCGCCGCCCGATCCTGTTCCGCCCGGCGTGTCCGAGCGCAGCGGATCGCCGTTCATCAACGAATTGCTGGCACTCGACAGCTTCAGCGGTTTCGTCATGGCGCACTCTGCCGACTTCGACAAGTACTGCGGGGCCTTGCAGCGATGCCGCAAGGTACTTCGGCCGCTCCCGTTCTCGTTGGAGCACTCTGAAGCGCAGGCAATGAAGCCGCGCGACCCACTGACGTTCGCCGTGATCGGGCGCATGGTGCCGACCAAGCACCGGCACGTGACGAACGAGATGCTGACGCGCGGGATGTTGAAGAATGCTCACGCGCACTACGGTGGAGGATGCGTCTGCACACACGGCCCGAGCGACACGTACGTCATGCAGGAGCGCCTCGGTCAGGATGGGTGGGCGACCGACTGGGGCGACGACGGCGTGCGGAAGACGAAGCCGTTCGAAGCTTGGCACGAGAACGGGAACGTCGTCGAATATCACGGCGCATACGTCGATCCGTACGAAGTGCTCCAGCACGCGCGATGCCACGTCGGGATTACCGACTGCGACTTCAGCGGCGGGCTGTTGGAGTTTGCCACGCTTGAGGCCATTGACTGCGGGTGCTTGCCGATCGTCACGCGGCCCTTTGTGCCCGACTTCGGCACCCAATGCGAACTGGGCGTGATCGAGCGCGAGTTCCGGAAGTTTGGCCACCGAGCTTGCAAAGACGAAAGCAATGCTCTCTACGAAGAGATGGCCGAGCTCGTCGCGGATGCTAGCAGACGGTGGGGCGCTGACGTGATTCAGCACAACCGCGAATGCATTCGCGTCGAAAATGACCCGAGGGAACAGGCCAAGACACTCATTGAAGGAGCGCTTTGATGCTGGCAGTGAAGCAGAGACCAGACCAACCGCTGGTGATCGGCGACGTCATCGTGTATGTTCGGCCAGACGGCGCAGACGTACATGTTTCGATCGACGCGCCGCGCAGCGTCAACATCCGCCGGGGCGACTTGGTGGAGCAAGACCTCGACCGCGCGGGATACAAGAGAGTGGGACCAGACCGATGGCAAAGTTACCGTGGGCCGATCCTGACCACTCGGCAAGCGCTCGCGGTCGTGGGAGCATTGGGATGAACAACCAACTCGAACGCTTGCGAGCGCATCGCGTGCTCGAAGTGATGCCCGTGTTCGGAGGAGTCAGGTTCACGGACGGCTGCGACTTGTACTTCACGGAAGAACTGACGCCCGACGAGGTGGACCAACTCGCCGACGAACTGCGCTCGATCGCGGCCACAGTGAGAAAGGAGCAAGATGATGCCATCAAGCGTCTCTGAGTGCGAATGGACGCGAGGCATCTGCAACGAGCTGACGCGCTGCGGGGCGAAGGTGTTCACGAACCAGAAGTCGTACGTCGTGGGCGGAGCACGCGGCACGAAGCTCGCACAGCCGAGCCAGAGCGGCTGGCCCGACCGCTGGGTTGCGCATGTGTGCTGGACCGGCTGGCTCGAGTTCAAGGGCTTGAAAACGAAGCTCGAGCCTTTGCAGGCAAAGACGATCCGCGAGATAGAGGAGCGGTGGCCGGGCGGAGCATACGTCTGTCGGCAACACCCGGACGGCTTGACGCTGAGCGGGTGGGACGAGAGGCCGCTGCTCGTGACGCAGGGAACAGCAGAGCATCTCTTGCTCGCGCTACTTGCGCTTCAGATGCGCGAGCGAGAGTGGGTAGAGGATCGGCAACGCAAGATAGCGTCGGTTGCCGGGAAATTAGCTGACAGGATTCGAGCGCGGGGCGAGGCTCCGGAGGCTTACGTGTTTTGATGAGTGACATCAAGCAATCGTGCGAAAGCTGCACACACTACCATCCTGTGGACAAAGAGCGCCTTGTACCCGGACAACGCTTGATGAAAATTGGTGAGTGCATGAACAAAGAGTGTGCGTGGCACGGTATGAAGCGAGCACCGAGTGAGGGCATTTTTTGCCCAGACTACAGTAATATAGGGCCGTTCGTATGTGGTACAGAGTGACGCTCGCGACTGGCCCGGGATGGGTCGGCCAGTCATTGATCGCACACTGCCGGCGAGCCGATGGACTGGTGAACAGAACTCTGGTAGTGTCAGGAGGTTGGGTTTGCGCGATGCCGACGCAGATGATTCATGCGCTCGCGGCCAGCTGGGAAGAAGAGACTGACAAGGAGATATTAGCATGTCTAGAGAAGAGATTGAAGCCGAGATAGCGGGCTTGGAAACGACGCTCGCGCAGACGAATCTTGAGAGCGTGAAACGGATGCTCGAGAAGGAGCTGGCGAAGCTGCGCAAGCAGATCGAGCCGAAGCGCGGGCGTGGTCGGCCAGCGCTTGATAAAGCGGACGTCTACAAGCGAGAGATGGAGCGCCTCGAGATGAAAGAGGCGGCGAAGCGCGATTTCAGGCGCCGCCAGGAAGAAGAGAATCTTCGTCGGCTCGAGACTCTGCCGAACAAGCGCGGGCGATGGTTTTCCGTTGATGACGATGAGCGAGTGATTGATGTCAGCGAGTATGGCACTTACATCAATGTCGTGGATGGTGAGCTGAAGGGCGCGACTCACAAGGTGGCCGATTTGGACGGTGAGTGGGAGTACTTGTCGCCGTCGCCGACGTTCAAAACTGTCACTCGTGTGGCCACCGAGAGCGAAGAACACGCGCTTTTGACGAAGAAATACCGCGCGCGGGCGAATGAACTGTTCGACATCGGCCAGAAACCGTGTGGGAACTACAAGTGCGACGCAACATTGGTTTATGTTGACCCGGCGCGATTTTGTGTGGTTTGTGAGAGCGAGCGAAAATTCGGCCAGAATGAAGAAAAACAGGGACTGCCAAAATGACAGTCTGTTGGTACGATTGGACTTATGTTAATCGGGTTTTGTTCCATCTGGGCCGGAGTTAGAAGGTGATATATAAGAGTCAACTGTGATTTTCATTAATTATATTCCGTTTTTTGTATTAAACATTAATGAAAATAGGGGTTGGTCTTATATAATCCTTTGGCCAACTCCGGCAAACGTGGGTACAAAACCCGAAAGCTCGGTCGCAAAAATTTCGATCAAGTTCACTCTCATCGCTCCCAAGTTCACTCTCGTCGTTCATGGAACCTGAAACGAAAATCGTGTCCGGCTTCGAAGTGCTCGCGCCGCGCGGCGAAGTCAAGCATCGTCGTGGTGACTTCGTGCTGGCCGATCGCACTCTTGGCGGGCCGCGCACGTCGCCCGAAACAGATGACTTGAAAAACACGATCGAAGAAGCGGAAGATCGCACGCGACGCGCGGAGATGAGAGAGGCAAATCGCTTGATGAGAGCCAAGCGAAAGCGCGAAAAGAAGAGGGCCGAATACAACCGCGCGCGTGACGAAGAGTTGCTTCCGCACATCCCGGCAGACATGGTGTGCTTGCTGTGCAAGCGTCACAAGCCCAGGCGTCAGCAGTGGCTGCTCATCGCGCTACGAGAGTTTCCCGACATGCCGTTCGCGTGTTGCTCGGGATGCGCGCGCAGGTTGCAGACAGTTGGAGCAGTGAAGTAGCTGTTGACTCATTGTCGCGGTTGTAGTATAGAGGACAAATCATGAGAACACTCTTGGTGGCCGAACGATTCAACATCGGCGCGCGATGGTCGCACGCCGACAAGCTCATCGCTGGCGGGCGATACGAGCGGTGGCTCCAGTTCTCGATGGACGTGGGTGCGTACGGGACGGGCATGACGGAGCGCAATCGTCGCAACGACATCGGGAAGAACAAGCTTCGCAGCATCGGGTGTCGCTATGATCGCGCGCTGAACATGCTCCCGCCCGGGCCGGTCAGCGCGTGGGAACTGCAGGCCGCTCGGCTCGTGGCCGACGAGCTGCGTCGTCTGATCGTGACGGCTCACGAGGAGACACATCTCGACATGGAGCCGCGCTTCGCCGAGTGGCTCTTCGATCGTGTGATACTCGTCGGCAAGCGCGTCGCCGCCGCGATGGAAGCAGACGTCGGGTTCTTCGAGCCCATCGGAGGATGCATCGTCGTTCCGCATCCATCTGGCCGAAACTTGTGGTGGAACAACGCGCAAGCGATCGCGCATGGTCGCGCTAAGATGGAGGGATTCCTATGTGGCTATTCACTAAGCACGGATTCTACAGCGTCGTGAAGCATGAGTCGAAGGAGCTCTTCATGGTGCGCGCGCGATGTCGTGGCCACCTCGAGAAGCTCATCGATGTGTGCTCGTTGAGCGAAAACGTTGTCGAGACGCCCGACAATGATTATCGGTTTCGCATTACGGTCGGCGCCGCCGCTCTGTCGCTCATCGTGGAGGACCTCGCGATGGAGATCGACTACCCGAACTTCAAGGACGCTTGCAAGAAGGACGTCGCGTACCACTCAGCGCTGCACACAGTGTGGAACGCCATGTGGGTGTATGAGAAGAAAATCAATGGTTCTTAGAACAAACGACTCGCCCGACGCGAACGGGCGCGTGCCTCAGCCGGACGACGTGCGTTGGAGCATCACGCTTCCGCTCGAGAACGGCGAATCGTTGACGGTGTTCATGGGCAAGCAGGGCAGAGACATCCTGTTCGGAATGTTGGTGGCCGAAGACACAGATGACGAAAGAGAAGCGCGTGATGCTCATTAAAGTCTACTACGCGTCGGGCGATCCCGTCCGGCACTTGATCGCGCAAGCGCTCTGTCATCGATTTCACGATGACAAGCAGAAGATGGCCGAAGTCATTGTGTGGCTGCGCGAGCGCGATCCCGACGGCAACTGGGACGCGGGTTGTGCAGAGAAGAATCTTCCTCGTAGAATACTGGAGAACATCAGTGAACGAATTGAATGATACTAACAGCACGAACAGCATCTTCGAGAAGGTCGAGGGTGAGCCCGCGTGGACGCTGAGCGAAGAGCTTCAGTGGCACTTGACGAATGCTGTTCGCAACCCGATCAAGCTTGCGCGCGAGCGCTTCGGTGACAAGATCGGCAGCGACGTCGAGGCCGAGCAGAAGCGGCAAGGGCCTGCCGAGTTCGTTCGCGTCATGAAGTTCTTCAACGCACACTACCTGGGTGACGACCTTCCGGCGTGCATGAAGACAGAGTTCGTCGAGAAAGAGGCCGAGGCCACGCGATTCGTGGCCGCATTGTTGGGAGACGGATGATGGGAGACATGCCTAAGTACAGACAGATGCTTCACGAGATCAAAGAAGCGCTCGAGCAGCGAGACGCGCTTGAACAAGAGCTTGGCTCGATCAGAGCAACGCTTGTCGTCAACTTCGGCAAGGATGGTCGCAAGCTATGCGGCGTCGAAGTCGAGCATGAGCGCTTGAGCACGCACGGGTTCATGGTCGAAGTGCTCGAGCTGCTGAGCGCCGCGCCGATGCATACCGCATTGAAGAAGCTGGCCGAACGATGGCGCTACAACGCCAAGTGTCGCGATCCCGGCTTGTCAGAATATGATTCGACGATCGCGGCGCTTAATGCGTGTTCCAGGGAACTCGAGATGACGCTGGCCGAGCCACACATGCAGCACGTCGTCTGCAACACGCCGACGGTGACGCTTGATACCACGGGCGCGCAGGACGTCACGGTGCGCAATAGCTGGAACACACATCGCACGTTCGAGCACGAACTTCTGTTCGGCCACTCTGCGGGCAAGCCCTTTTCATGCTTCGACGAGTGTGTACCCGAAGAAGTGAAGATCGAAGTTGGGAGTCGAATCAAGGGCGGCTATTACAAGCAATGATCACGCCCAACAAAGACGACTACTATGTTCATTTTGACTGCGGGTGTGTCGCCGTGATGCACGCGCCCGCGTACAGATCGCGCTCGCTTCACTGCCCCGGCGGTCATTGGCACGAGACAGCCGAGGTGCGCGAGATGTGGGCGATTGCTCGCGAGGCGATGAACAAAGACTTCGCGCGAAGGAGCGCTCTCAATTGAAGAAGGCTCCCGTCAAGTGGACCGACGACGGCGGCATCTGGCATGACCAGCCGCACTACTGGACGCCATCGCATCGTTACTGGTGACGGCGCGACAAGCGCTTGGTGCTCACCGGACGTCATCGACGATTCAGGAGGAAGCGACACCGATGACCGATCCCGACCCAGAGCTGCTCGAGCTCGCCTGGGAGTTCCTCGCGCAAGAGTGGGAGGTGCTCCAGAAGATGTGTGCCATCGCCGCGCGCAAGGACCGCCTGCGTCGCGACACGTGGGAAGAGGCGATGAGCGAGGTGGCTCTGCGCTTGCCTGAAGTGATGTGGAGCTATGATCCCACGCGTGGCCGATCGCTGCGCTCGCACGTGATCGGCAACATCAGGTGGTACCTCTACAAGATGTTCGTCTCTGAAAGAGACGGCCGAAACGTCGACCGAGCGAAGCGCGGGTTCGAGGTCATCGCCCAGGAGCGAGTCTTAGTAGTGCTCGACGACAAGTCGGAACTTTTTGACTGGGACGAAGTACAATATGTCTTGGATAAGCTTCATCCCTTTCATGCCAGCGTCCTCAAGCTGTACTACATGTCGGGTCTCACCTACGAAGAGATCGGCGGCGTGCTCGAGTGCAGCAAGAGCGCCGCTCGCAAGAGAGTGATCGAAGCGCTGACTATCGCGCAGGAACATGCTCGTGGCCTCGACGCAAGAACGGCTGACTAAGCTTCGCGCGCGCTACCGCGCATTGCTCGAGCAGCTCGATGCCGCCGAGACTCCGCAGAAACGCAACGAGCTGACGGCGCGAAAGAATCAAGCATTGCGAGACATTCAAACCGTCGCCGCGTTCGTGCGGCAAGAAGAACTTGACCAAAGGATAGCCAATGAGCGCGCAGCACCATGAAGCCCACGTTCGTCGTCCGAGCGAGGACATCGATCCGGAGACGATGCAGATGCTCAACGAGCTGATGGCTCGCATCAACGAGTACGACGGGCAGATTCGTCAGCTCCCGGACTCGACTGACCCGGAGTCGGCAATCCGCCAGCTTGCCGCCGAGCGCAACGAAGTGCAGCGCGAGTACGATGAGCTTGCCGCCGACGTTCGCCGCGGCCGCACCGTTCGTGACCTCGATGGACTCCGCGCGCAGGAAGACGAGCTGACCGCCGAGCGCGATCAACTCGTGCTCGCGCAGAATGCGCCGTTCACCGGCAGCGCTCCCGAGGCGAGCGGTGGCGAGTCGGCCGTTCCTGAAGGTGTCATCGACAGCAACGGACCGCACGCGCGAGTATGATCACCGTCGAGTGCCTCATGTGCGGGCAGGAAACGGACTACTCGGGCACGCTCAATGACATGCTCGACGTCGTCTGCCCGCACTGCAACGTAAGAACTAGAATAGTGGCGACGCCTCTCAACGTGGAGCCGCCGGAAGACAACAGAAGCTCCTTCCATGGCTCGACAGCTCACGTCAGGTCGCTTTCTTAGCCAAGCGCTCTGCGACCGAATGAAAGAGCTGGCCGGACGCACGCCCGCTCAGCTGCTCGATCTAAGCGACGAACTTCGCCTCGCCAAGTGCACCATGGACGACGTGTCCATGATGTACGACATGACGAAGAAGGCGTACGAGCTCGCCGATGAGGGAAGCGAGCAGCAGGCGGCGGCGCTCAACGCGACGATACAAGTTGGCGCGATGGTGCGAGAAGTGGCCGAAGAGATCGGGTGCGTCGCGGGACGCGCTGCAGGCGCGATGGCAGCGGCTCGGCACTTCATCGGCGTACAGAACGTCGGGTTGCTCGTCGCGCAGATGATCACCATCGTCAACGACGAGGTGAAGAGTCCCGAAGCTCAGCGGCGCATTGCTCAGCGCTTGAGCGAAGTGCACATCCCGGACAACGGCAATCGCGGCACCACGATCACGCCCGACATGGAAGCCGCGCAGATGGACGACAGCATTCCGCGCATTGCGTACATTCAAGAAGAGGATGTAGCATGACCCCCCCCAAACCAAAACACTCCTGCTCACCCTGCTCGTGCTCGTTGGCTCAGCCTCCGCGCAGCGACAGCTTAGGTAGCGGCTGACGGCAAAACATAACCGAACCAATCATCACCGGATTTTGACCAAACCCACGCGGGTTCCCAGAAATGACCAGAACAAAAACATCATTCACGACGCTGTTCGCGACAGCCATCCTGTCGCTGCTGTGCGGCCACGCTCACGCCCAGCTGGCAAGCAACCTGGTTTCATATTGGTCGCTCGATGAAGCCAGCGGCAACGCGATTGACGCGCATGGGGCGAATGACCTGACCGACACCAACACTGTCGGTTCTGCCGCTGGAAAGGTCGGCAACTGTCGCGACTTTGAGAAAGATGCGAATGAATATTTTTCAATCGCCGACAACGCTGGCCTGCGCACAGGCGACATTGACTTCTCTTTTGCCGCATGGGTGAAAATGGAGTCCAAAAACTCCTTCCCCCAAATTCTTAGCAAATGGGGCGGGAGTGGCGATGCCGAATACGCGCTTGGCTACGAATCTGGGAGCGACCGACTTTCTTTTTCGGTGTCCTCTACCGGAAGCAATACGGTGACGGCTGTTGCTAACACCCTCGGCTCTCCATCCACCGGAACATGGTACTTCGTGGCTGGCGGCCACAATGCGACCACGAACGAAATCTGGATTTCCGTAAACGCTGGAACACCGAACACGACTTCACACTCAGCAGGTGTTGCTGTTGGCGCTGCTCCATTCCTTATTGGCGAACTGGGCGGCTTCGTTGGCCTGGCAGGCGGTGAGTGGGACGGTCTTATTGACGAGTTGGGGTTTTGGAAGCGAGACATCCGCAGCGACTTGTCGGAGTTGTACAACGCCGGGTCTGGACGGGACTACGACTACATCATCAATGGGCCTTCATTCGCAGCCGGCACGCTATCTCTAGTATCTAAAGCAAACACCAGCATTACGGGCTCTTGGACCGCCGCTACCGATGGCGTCGGAACTGTCACCAATCAGTTGCAAATCGACGATGGTGGAGGATGGGACGACGTAACTGGCGCGACTAGCAGTCCCGGCACGGCGACGGGGCTGACCGACGCCACCGAATATGATCTTCGCGTTGCCTACATCGACGACAATGAAACGGTTTACAGCAACACGGTCACGGTCACGACCGAGGCCGACCCGACGCTCGTTGCTACTCAGATTACGCTTGTCGCCCAAGGCACAACCACAGCCACGCTCTGCGCTCATCCGGTCGGCGGCATCAAAAGCGATTCGGCAACCTATCAGTGGTATCGGTCAACCACTCAAGGCTTCACGCCGGGCGGCGGCAATATCATCAGCGGGGCGACTTCGCGCACGATCTCTGAGACAGGACTAACTAGCAACACGCTGTATTACTACGTGCTGCGGGCGACCAAATGGGGTGTCACAGTTGACTACCCAGAGTTCGACGTTCTCACTCGTGGGGCCGCGGTTGGCCTGCCAGTTGTGGACGACACCTCTGGCACAAACGGCGTGAACAACACGCTGGCCGGAACCGTCACCTGGAATCATACGTGCAGCGGGACGAATCGCGGGCTGTTCGTGTCGCTACATCAAGTCGTCGATCCGGGGGTTCCGGTCACTGCTACTTATGGCGGCGTTTCGCTGGTCCCGTTCGCTTGGCGGGCTTACGGTGGCGGCGTTTTCAACATCTTGTTCAAGCTTGTGAATCCGCCGCTGGGTGAACATGCGATCGTCGTCAACTGGGGCCACGTCGAGGGCGGTTATCAGCCGGTGTTCTCGGCGATCTCCGTAAAGGATTGGGACACGATTGCGCAGCACGGTCAGATAACGATCTCGCCTTCCAGCACTGGCGATCCCGTCTCGCTAACGCTGAGTGATTATGAGGCTGGCGACCTTGCTTTAGGCATCGCCACTGCTGGTGCAAATCTCTTGGAAGGCGCTGGCATGGCGCTGGCAATTGAGCAGGCCAGTGAAAGTTCCGGTGCCTATACGTCTATCGTCACCGCCACGCAAGCGGGACTCTCTTGGACCGGCACTGGCGGCGGCGGTTGGGTGGTCGTCGGCATGTCGCTGAGTCCGGTTGGATCGGGCGGCACGCGACCCGTGCCGGCCATTGAGCGCTTCGAGGAGCGGATGGTTGGTGGTGCTGACGGTCAAGCCGCGGGGGCTATCACAGCCTACGACAACTGGCAACTCAACGAAGACCCGAATGAGGATGAAGTGACGGATGTGTGGGGTGAAAACGGGGATTACACCTTCTACTACGCCGGGACGAAGGTGCTTTACGACATCGGGGATTACCTCGGAGTCACGACCTACGACGAAGGGGCAACCAAACAGTTGTACGTTCGAGATCGGGCATACGAGCAGCCGACTGGGTACTTCATAGGTGGCAAGACTTGGGAAATTTTCACCGACTCAGCAACCGTTGACCATGCGAACACGAGCGATGCGAATGATTTGGTGATTGTTGAGGGACTGCGGGACACGCCGCCATACGCAGCAGACGGTCAGACCGCGCTGGAAAGCACAGCACTCAGCCGCGAGAACGCCTATCACCTGATGTCGCACCTGAATGGTGACATCCTGGGGATCGCGGCTCGCACTACGAAAAAGAACGAGCTAATCGCCAACGCCAAGAGCCACATGGTTCAGTGGTTCACGACCCGAACATGGGTTGGGGTGGACGAGCAATTCTCGCCCTTTATGGTTGGGCTGACCGCTGAGGCGCTGATTCGCCACCATGCAGTGACCAACGATCCTGAAGTTCTGCCACTCATCAAGGCCGCCTGCGACTATCTCTGGGACGACGCTTGGGACCCCGAAACTCTGGGGATGCTCTACCAGCTCAACGACGACGCGAGCCCCGAACAAGGCGGGCCGCGATACACGAGCGGTAGCCCTGTGCTCAACAACCTCATCGCCAAAATGTATGCCTGGGTCGCCGTCCAAACCGGCGACCAAGCCCAGATGGATCGTGCCGAGTGGCTGTTTGCCGGTTCTGCGATCAACGGAGCTTACCTATACGGCAAGCAGTTCAATCAGGCGCATTGGCTCACGCTGGGTTCGACTGGCACGCTGGCCATGCGGGAAGAGTTTTATGAACCGGAGGCAGGGCCGCTTCCAAGCACGAACACCGGCGACCGCATGCGCAAACTACTGCGGCCATTCTGCCCGCCTGTCTTCCCGCGTCGTCGCCGTCGCAAGACTGAAACAGACACCGCAACTGCTGCTTAAACGAAAGGGTTGAACGATGAACCGAATGCACGGGTGGATCGCGGCTGGGATGCTAGCGCTGGCGCTGCTGGCCGCGTACGCCAGCGCAGTCACGCGCCAGCCTATCGCGCAGTCGGCTGCCGCGCAGGTTGCCATCCAGCGGATGAGCGCGAGCACCAGTCTCGCGATTCATACCGACTTGGCGTCGTGCGATGCGCTGGACAATCGAAACCTCGCCGCGTGCCGCATCAAGATTCCGGCCAGCGTCACCGCGATCGCGTTCTATGAGTGCGACACCGCCGACGGGACGTATACTGCTTCGCGCGCGTCGGACGGGACTGCGGCTGCAATCGCCACGACGGTGGCCGGCGACTGGTACGACTTCCCGGCGTCGACGTTCGGCGCGGCGTACATCAAAGTCGTGTCAACTGGCTCAACAGGCACGGCGATCATCGTCGTGAAGACTTAGACACAAATGCCTGACGACGCAGACGATCTCGGTCTCGCTCTCGAAGAAGAGTCTTCGACGAGCGTCTTCGTGTCGGTAGAAGACGGGCTCGCAGTGGCACTCGACGAGTCCGCTCTAGGCTGGCCGACCACTCATGACGTGCACGTCGTCTTGTTCGACGTCGAGATCGTTCGCTAGGTCGAGGAGTACAATACTGTCATGTTGCAAGCCGAACTCCCGAAACTCGAAGTCGGCGTCCAGTCATTTCGCTGCGTGAAGACGAACGACGGCGAGGCACATCCGTTCGAGATCGTCGAAGGCGGCGATGGCTTGCCGGTGACGATCACGCAGTTCGATGAGAAGACCGGCGTCGCGCTCGGCCAAGTGGTAACTTACCCGGACCCGTAGCATGAAGATCAAGACTCTCGTACGTGGTTCGGACGGCTCTCGCGAATACGAAGCGGGCGAAGTTCTCGAAGGAGACTCGCAGCACGCGCGTGTTCTTCTGTTCAACAACCTGGCCGAACCTCTCGACGAGCAAGCGCAGCGCATCTTCGACGAGATGAACGAAATGACGGAAGAAGAGTGGGAAGCCAGCCCGCTCAAGTCACATGCGCACTGGGATCGCGGCGACGAAGAGCGCGCCGCGGCTGCTGCGCCCGAGCCCGATCCGGTGCCACCCTCTCGAAGGAAGTAACGATGCCCTTGACGAATGCAGGCCGCGATCACATCGCGGCGGTGGTGCACGGATTCTCGGGCACCGCGTTCAACAACGCGAACGCCTATCTCGGTGTCGGCGACAGCTCGACGGCGTTCGCGGCCGCGCAGACCGACCTCCAGGCGGCGTCGAACAAGCTTCGCAAGGCGATGGACGCCACGTACCCGCAACAGGCAGCGAACGTCATCACGCTGCAAGCCACCTTTGCGTCGGGCGATGCCAACTGGGTATGGAACGAGTTCGGCACGTTCAACGCGTCGAGTGCAGGCACGATGCTCCAGCGCAAGGTGAGCGCGCTCGGCACCAAAGCGTCGGGCCAGACGTGGCAGTTTCAAGTCGTGCTGACCTACAGCAACCCGTAAGGGTAAGCATCTTGTGCCATCGCAGGGACCATACAGTCCCGCCAGCATTGTAAATAACAATACTGGCGGATTGACCAACTGCCCTTGGGTCAATCCTTCCAACGCTGGCGCGTCAGACAACGCGTATGCCGAATCGGGAGTATTGCCCGGCGGCGGCACGTTCAGCAACCTATCTGACTTTCTAGTCGCCACTGACTTTGGCTTCACAATTCCAACGAATGCCACAATCGATGGCATCTTGGTCGAAGCCGAAGTAAGCACCGACACGACGGGTGATGTCGTTCGCTTTCGCGCGAATCTCAAGAATGTTGGCGGTGGCAATCGCGACAAGAACCCGTACACAGTTCCAGGAAGCGACACGTATGAGTCTTTCGGCGGTGCCGCAGACTTGTGGAGCTCGTCGGCTATATATTCAGGAGTGAACTCAAGCACTTTTGGTGTTCAGTTTCAGCTCGCGTCTATTGCCGCTGGCGGTGACGCGCTGAATTTCCCAGTCAAGTGCGATCACATTCGCATAACGGTGTACTACACCGAAGCGACTATCACCAACAAGAACGCCGCTGACTCGCTCGATGTTCAATTCTCCAGTGAGGCAGGTTCGCCGCGCTTCATAGATGCAGATGCAGACACGCTGGCGAGCGCAATCAGTGAAGCAGAAGTCGCGACAGTCAAGCCGTCTTCGACTGATTCGCTGGCAGTTGCTATCACCGATGCTGGTGCATTCATCGCAAAGCCGGTGTCGACCGACACACTATCTGTCGCACTGAGCGAAACGGAAGACGTGACAGTAGGGCCGCTCGACACCGACACGCTCAATGTAGCGATCAGCGATGATCAGGTTGTTGGCATCGACGGGCTCTTCACCAGCACCGACGCGCTCGCTATATCGCTCAACGAAGTAGAGTTTGCCGGATCATTCACGCCCGACAGTGACAGTATCGCCGTCGCGTTCAGCGATGAAGATACCGACTTGCTCATCACGACGCACAAGTCGGCGAACGACACAGTGTTGTCTGAGATTAGCGACGAGTTCGGTCATGACTTTGGACGCGTCGAGACTGACACGTTGTCTGTCGCGATCACAGAGTCGCAGCTGGCGACCGGCATCTTCGCTGAAGCGGATACGCTAGCATCATCGATGGCCGAAACAATGCTCGCGATCGAGCGACATCCGGACACTGAATCGCTCGCCGTCGCGATCGCTGACGCACCGCTGACCGGCATCACCGTTCACAACGACGATGCGCTCGGCGTGCGCATCGGCGATGCAGCCGTGTACGGCGTCATCATCTTTGAGGACGATGCTGACATCGACGTCGCGATCACTGAGACGCTCACGTACGAACGCGCTTGGATTGTATTCGACGCGATCGACGTCACAGTGACCGAGACTCACACTACAAGCGTCGATGCATTCGGTGGCGACTTCGTCAACGTTCGACTAGCCGATATGCCGCTCGCGACGCGCGCGCTCGGTGACGCGGACGCGCTGGCTGTCGTGATCGTCGATGTCGGTACGGCAGTCGGAACCACGCACGGCACAGACGCGTTGGCGGTTGCAATCGCGGATGTCGCCACCGACGAAGAGATTCCGTTTGTCAAGACGCAGGGCGATGCTCTGTCTGTCACACTCCCCGAAGCCACGGCCATCGCTCGAGAGACCGCAGCCACTGACGCGATGGCCGTGGCGATCGGAGAGGTTTGGTCGACTCAGTATGTCGCATTGGCTGGTGCGGACACGCTCGCTGTTGCACTGAGCGAGTTGGCTGCGGTTTCGCGCGAAGTGACGACAGCTGATGTGCTTGCTCTCTCGCTGGCCGAAGCCACCACGCCGCTCACGCTGAGACTTGTCGGCATCGATGCGCTCGGCATCGCGTTCCAATACGAGACGCCGATCATCTTTACTGCCGGTCCTGTCGTCGACTCGTTTATCTTCGAGTTCGTCGCGCCGGTCGTTGAAGCTGACCTCGAGCTCGCGCAACTGTTCAATGCGGATGTGATCTTGCAGGGACCAAGAAAGCGTCTCTAGAGTACAATAGATCGTAGGATGGACTACATCAAGCGCGGCGACGATTTCCAGTTCCTCGCCAAGTCGGTGCACAGCCGTCGCACGCAAGCACTCCTGCCATCGGCAACGGTGGCGTGGCGCTTGATCACGAAAGGTGGCGCGGCGTTAGGAGCCGGAAGCACCGGCAACATGACGCAGTATGATGTCGACAACAATCATTTCGAAGCGTTTGTCCCGCGCGCGCTCACGGCCACGCTGGACAAGTATGGTCAGTATGTCCTCGAGATCGTCGTCACCAATTCCGGCCTCCAGACCACCAAGCAGATAGAGCTCACCGCTGTGGATGTCGTCCCAGCGGTCGCACCATAGGAGAAGCAGCGTGGAAGCGAACATCGAGGCCTTCATCGCCGGCGAGGGCAACGCCGTTACGTTCAGCCGGAACGAGACCGACCATGTCTTGTGCGTTGCGCGCGTGGGCGAAGAGGGAGCAACGTACGAAGGTGTCGGCAATACACCGTTCGCCGCGTTGTTCACCGCCGCGACCAAGGCACAGCAAGAGACGACGCGCAGTGCGAATCCTCATCTCGAGCCATGATCGAAGACGCACAGATCATCGAGTGGTTGCTTCGCTACGGCTATCTTCCCAAGGAAGAAGCTCTCGGCGCCGCATTGACTCTTCAAGACAATGTCGTGCGCGATGCCGTTGCTCATGCGCAAGAGTTCGGCTTCTATCCGCTCAACGCAATCTGCATGCTGCGTCACGGGCGTCCATTGACTTCCGACGGCGACATTGGACCGGCCACTCGAGAGCTCTTCTCGCTCGAGCGCTGCGAGGTCCCTGACTTCGGCTCGATGAGCGGACGCGGTGGTGGTGGAAGCTGGCCGATCCTGTGCCAGAAGAGCGGCATCAAGATGTTCGTCGACTTGACGAACTGTCCCGTACGCGAAGCATGGCCGCAGATACTCGTCGACGTCGTCGAGGCGTATCGTTTGATGGGTCTGCGAGTCATACAAGTCAACTCGCTCGCGGAGTGCAACGTCCATGTGTACTGGCGCTCGTTCTTCGGCGGCACCATCGGGTTGGCCGAATTCAACGGCCGCACTTGCGTCGACCGCGTGTTCTGCTCGATGAGCATGTCGTATCGCGGTGAGAATCGCGGCCTGTTCAAGCACGAGTTCGGACACAACTGCAACTTGAATCACACGCGCGGCGGCACGATGAACCCGTACATCATCGCCGAGCAACACCCGAGAGCATTCTGGACTCCGGGCGATCCCAGCTATTCAACACTTGTTCGATACTTCGATGGCATTCCAGTCGGCGAGCCGGGCCCGGGCCCGGGTCCGGGTCCGGGTCCGGGTCCGGTCGATCCGCCGCCGCCACCGCCACTGCCCACACCTGAACCACGTCCGCGCCGTCCGCTGTTGGACTGGTTGTGGAAATGGTTCTCCACTTGAGAGGCTCATGACATGACGAAGGCGATTCCGTCCGAAGGCAACGCAGGCGTTCGTGAGAACGTCGCGCAAGCACGTGAACTGCTGGAGAAGATTCTTTCCTTCGGCCCGCAAGTTCCTGAGTTCACGAATCACATCCAGGTGGCCGGCACCGAGCTAATGGCCGCGAAAGAGATGGTAAGCAAGCACTTCGGTCTCGGTCACCAGACGATCACGATCACCATCGAAGAAGTCTGCGAGCAAGATCAAGAGTGCAAGCGGCTTGTCGAGCGCATTGAACAGCAGACGGGCGTCAGCGCCGGCGATCGCAAAGGCTTCCGGGACATTTTGACGATGCTGCTCCAAAACCCTGCGCTCATCACGCTGCTGCTGAGCTGGTTCAAAACGACCTGAGCTGCAAAGCGACGCGGCGCGTGTTGGTGACTTGACATTAGTTTCTCTGGAGGCTCACATGAGATCGCTGCTGTTCTTGTTGATCGCGACGTCGGCGCTTGCGCAGGTGCCGCCGACTGTTCCGTCGTCGCCGCCGACCGAGGCGACGCGAGTCTACCCGTCGAAGTCCGAGCTTGCAGTGGCCGTGCTTCGCTCGCGCGAGGCGAAGAGCCAGTGGCGAGTCTTTGCGATCGACTTCGACCAGCGAACGTTCGTTAACGTGCAGCCGGAAGTGATCGAAGATGGCATGACCTGCGTCATTGAAGGACCAGCCGGGTCTCAATGTGCAGTCATGCGCTTCGGTCCTGACGGCACGCAGAAAGACACGAACGTCATCGTGCTCGGCGGCGCTCGGCCACCTCCGAAGCCGCCGGTGACGACCCCGGAGAACCCAACAAACCCTCCTCTACCCGCACCCGGGCTTCCGCTGACCGGGATGCGGGTTCTCATCTTGGAGGAGCGGAACCCCGCATCGCCTCTCCCTCTGACGCTCCAGCGAGCGCTACAGTCGCGAGAAGTCCAAACGTATTTGGACATCAAAGCGCTCAACTCGGACGGGTCCCGCCGATGGCGCCGGCTCGACCCAACGTCGTCGCTGGCCAACCTATCTCCCGAGTGGCAAGCCCTCCGAGCGGCGGTGCCAACTACTATCGACCAGCCTCAGGTGGTAATCGCGGGCTCTTCGGCTGGCGGCGTTGAAACCGTTGCGTTCGTCGGACCGTATCCCGACGACGAAGCGAAGGCGCTTGAGTTATTCAAGAAGTACGGCGGCTAATGTCGATGAACGCAGCAGACGAGCGAGCCAGCGAGCTTGAAGCGGCGGCCGAGAGATTGGCCTCGGTCAAGCTCGCATCGGACGAGCTGAGGTTCGCGCGCGAAGAGCGTCGTGAGAAGCGAAGAGAGACTCGAATCATCATCCTGGGACTGTTTGTCGCGCTGCCAGGAATCATCGGAGCTTGCGTCGGCGGCGCGAACATGGTCAAGTTGGACACAACGCACGACTTGGTGAACAGTCGAATGACTGAGCTGCTGGAGATAGTTGGAAAGAAGAGTCACGCAGAAGGCGTCGTCGAAGGCCGAAACACGAAAGGCAAGTAGCATGGCAAGCAAGATCATCACGGCACTGGACATCGATCCGCGCATCCAAGTCATCACCGACGACAACTGGCGCGATGCCGTCGTGCCGCCGTCGTCAACCGGCGAGGAGTGGTCGGCCACCGGATACGTCCCGCGCGACGAGCATGCGCAGCCGTACGGCGCGGTCGTCGGAAGCACGACGATCCCAGCTTGGGTGATGAGCCAGTACGGGACGCGTCAAGCGCGCAAGGAACGGATGGCCGAGCTCAAGGCCAAAGGCATGCGCGTGCAGGACATCTTGCAGCGCGCCATCGAGCGGACTGGCAAAAATAAGTACGTCGGGCTCAACCAGAACCCAACAAACTATTGTTGGACGTACGGGCTGATTCACCAGATCATGGCCGAGCGTGAGATGAACGGCGAACCGTTTCTTCGCTTGTCGCCCTACAGCGTCGCATGCATCGTCAAGAACTTTCAGAATCAAGGCGGCTGGGGCACGCAAGCTTGCCAACAGATCATCAAGGACGGCGTGGCGACAGAAGAATTCTGGCCAATGGAACGGCCCGGCATGAGCGCGTCCGAGCGCAGCGCGGCTAACATGAACGCGATCCGCAACGGCCGCCAGTATCTCCAGACGTCGCGTGCGAACGCCGCGCTGAAGAAGGTGACCGAGTACTGGGAACTTAAGCCGCGCAGTTGGGAAGAGAAGGCCGCGTGTCTCTGCATTCCGCATCCGGTCGCGTCCGGCTACAACTGGATGGGTCATGAGCGCTGCTCAATCGACTTGTGCGAATTGTCGAACGGCGACGAAGGCTGCGTTGACCAAGATTCGTACACGCAAGACGGTGGACTCGACCTGAAGATTCTCTCGTCCAGTCGTGGGGCCGCGGACGACCAGGTGGTCGCACTCGTGTCACAGCCCAGCGACGTTTAAGTAGGAGGCTCTCGTGAAGTTTGTATTGTCACTGCTGCTCGTGGCGCTGTTCGTCGGCGACGCGAGCGCATTCTGCGGCGGTCGAGCTCGTGCTCGTCGCGCTGCTCGTCGGTCGTCTGTTTCGTCGATACAAAGCGCTCCCGTCGGCGCGTGCCATGGAAGCGCATGCAATTTCCGCTGAAGTGTTTGCCAGTCGTGAGCCGGGCGTCGGGCAGGTAGGGAGGCAACTTCTTAGCCTGCCCGACGTCTTTATGGAGCCTTGAAACGCAATGCACATCGAAGACATCGTGAAAGCTTTTGTCATCTATGTTGCACCGTTCGTCATCTGGACGATGACGATGCTTGCGCAGGTGCCGGTGCTCGAGCCTGGACTCGTCCAATTGATCGGCAACGGTCTCACGATCGTTGTGCTCGCTTGGTACGTCGTGTACGACGTGCGGACGCGGACGCCGGCGATGATCACGGCTTTCAAGGAAGAGCAGGCTGAAGCGCGCAAGATGGCGACTGCTCAGCTGATGGCTTTCGCGATCGAGCAGAACGCGCAACGAGCAGCTGCCGAGGCAGCATTGGACAAAGTGCGCGCTCTGTTCATGCAAGAGCAAGCACAGATGCGCGAAGCGTTCTCTCGAGAGCATTCGAAGATTCACGAGCACTACCGCGAAGAGCTAGCCGACTATCGCGCCATGGTCAGCGACCTCATGGGCAAATTTCGCGACGCGGTCCACGACGTACGCGGCGTGGGTCAGCAAGTGGTCGGCGCGGCCGATCTAGCGGTGAAAGAAGTGTCCAAGAAGCTATGATGCCGCTCACGCCAGCATGGTTCCCGCTCAAGCCGCATCCGGTGCAGTCGGATTTGTGGCGCACGAGCTCGCGCTTTGTGGCAGTATATGCGGGCCGTGGTTCCGGCAAGACGCTTCTGGCTCGTCGACGAGTGGTGCGCTTCCTCAACGTCAAAAAACCTTGGCCGGACCCGATCTACTTCTACGCGCTTCCAACGCGCGACCAAGCGCGACGCGTCGCGTGGCCGGCGCTGAAGGCTCTCGTGCCCAAGCATTGGCTGACAACGGAACCGAGCGAGAGCGAGATGAGCATCTCGACGATCTTCGGCTCAAAGCTCTACCTTGTCGGGATGGACAAGCCGCAGCGCATCGAAGGCAACCAATGGGATGGAGGCGTCATCGATGAATCTTCTGATCATAAGCCAAAGTCATTCGATCTCAGTGTACGACCGGCGCTCTCTCATCGCAATGGTTGGTGCTGGCGCATTGGTGTCCCAAAAAGAACTGGCTGCGGCGCGATTGACTTTAAAGAGTGGTGCCTTGACCGAGCAGAAGCAACTTTCACGTGGCCGAGCGAAGACATCCTGCCGCCCGAAGAGATTGCTGAAGCGCAGGCGCAGCTAGACCCGCGGGATTTCAACGAGCAGTATCGAGCGAGTTGGGAGACTGCATCCGGTCTCGTGTTCCACGCGTTCTCGGATGTCTTGAACGTCAACCCGAAAGTACAATACAACCGAGACTTGCCGCTTCTCGTCGGGTCGGACTTCAATGTCGATCCTATGGCGTGGGTGGTCGCGCAGCAGTTCGGCCCTGAGATGCATGTGCTCGATGAGCTCTTCCTTCGCAACTCGAATACGCAGCTCGCTCTCGCGGAATTGCACCGTCGCTACGCGAGTCATACTGCGGGCGTTCGCTTTTACGGCGATGCAACAGGACGCGCGCGCAAGACTTCCGCGACGGAATCCGACTACGTGCAGATCAGAAACTTCGCCGGCTTCAAAGATTCGAAGGTGTTCTATCCGCGGGCGAACCCGGCGGTGGCCGACCGATTCGCCGCAACCAATGCGATGTTCTGCAACGCAGCTGGCGTGCATCGTTTGTACATTCATCCGCGATGCAAGAATTTGATCAAAGACCTCACCAATCGGGCGTACAAGCCTGGGAGCAACGAGCCCGATGATCATGGCGACGTCGGTCACATAACGGACGCGCTTGGTTACCTGATATATTGGCTGCACCCGCTGCACGTGAAGTTGTTCGACAAGGCGCCCGAAGTCAGGATGATTCAGTAAAATACGCATGAGTCTACTCAGCTCAATCCGAAGCTTCATCGGTCGTCGTCCGGCGATGTCACTTGACCTCGATCCCGGCGTCGAGCCTCATGTCCCACGCGTCGAGTGGACCGGCCCGCAGTCGGGCGAGCGCATCGGAATGGAGGGCTCGCTTTCGAAGCAGCACGATCTTGGTCTGAACTTTTACAAGAAAGTTCGCAAGATTCGTCGCGACCCGACGATCAAGCTTGCGCGTGAATTCGCCGTCGCTCCGTTCCTCGCGGCCAAATGGTCCTACGATGCGGATGACACCGCGCCCGAAGGAGCAAAGGAACTCGTCGAGAAGGCGATGAACAAAGTGCGCAACACTCTGCTGCGCACGTCGGTCCTCGGCTGCATCGACTACGGATGGCAATCGTTCGAGAAGATATGGGTCGATGGACCCGACGGTCATTGGGGCTTCGAGCTCAAGCCGCTGATGCCCGACATCACCGAGATCATCGTCGACCCGAAGACCGGCAAGTACGTTGGGCTCGAACAGAACCCACTGACCATCGGCGGCGTGCGATTCGGGTTCGAGGACAAAGTGTTCCTGTCATCGAACAATGCAGTGCTCATCAACATCGACGTCGAGGGCACGGGTTGGTACGGTGAGCCCGTCATGAAGGCGCTCGAGCAGCTGTGGGATGAGCAGCAAGGTATCCAGAAATCCGCGCGCAAGTACGATGCAAAAGTGGCCGGATCACACTGGGTCGTGTATTACCCGCTCGGCGTGTCGAAACTGAACGGTCAAGACGTCGACAACGGCGAGGTGGCTGCGACGCTCATCAAGAACATCGAAGCCATGGGCGGCATCGCGATTCCACGCTCGGTCGTTGAAGTCACTGACTCGCTGAACGCAGCGGCAGGCAACAACGAAGCTCTCATGTGGAAGGTCGAGCTGCTGTCCGACGAGGGCAGCGGGCAGGCGCCGTTCCTCGAGCGATTCAAGTATCTCGACACGCTGAAGGTGCGCGCGTTCGGATTCCCGGAGCGAGCGATGCTCGAGGGCCAGTTCGGCACCAAGGCGGAAGCCGAGGCGCATGCCGACTTGGCGCTAGTCAATCTCGAGTGCAAGCACGAGATGTACTGCGAACAATTCAATCGGCAACTGGTCGAGTCGTTCCTCGAGTACAACTACGGCCCGGAGTGCTGCGACTGCATTCGAATCAAGCCGGCACCGCTGGCCGACCGTGACAAGGCGATGCTGACCGAACTATACAAGCTGCTGCTGGCCAGTCCCGAAGCCTTCGCTGCGGAGCTGCCCAGCATCGATCTCAAGGCCATACGAGATCGGATCGGGGTCCCGGAAGCCGCCTTCGTGCCGACATACCAAGACGACATGACAGCCTTGGATGGCTTCGAGGAGCCTCTCATGGAGCCATTCGATGTCGTACAGTAGCGTCGATGACCTATACAACTTGTTCGGTCGCATCAACATTCGCAAGTGGGCCGATCTGGACAACCACGGCGACGATGATACCATCGACGCTCGCGTCGCGTGGGCGCTCGAACAAGCGAACGACGAATTGAATTCTCGCCTGGCTCGTAGTCCGTACCAGTTCCCACTCACGGGAACGATCCCACCGATCGTCAAGCGCGTCGAGGGCTATCTGGCGGCGATGTTGCTCAACGAAGGCCGGTCGATCACGGATACGGACGAAGACGTCGGTGACCTGAAGAGCATCGCCAAGCGAGTCATGGCGTTCGTCAATGGAGTGAAGCTAGGTACGATACAGATCACCGGGATCACTCCGGTCGTGGCTGCGACTGAGATACCGTTCGCCGTGAACGACTTCCCGCAGGTGCGCTTTCCGGCCACTGAAGAGACGTGGTATGATTCGTTCTATCGCGAATGGGAAGGGTGGGACCTATGAACATCATCTTGCTGTTGATCTTGCTTCTCATTCTCTTCGGCGCTCTCCCCGCGTGGCCACACTCGCGCGGCTGGGATACGGACCGAGCGGCCTCGTTGGGGTGCTGCTCATTATCTTGATCATCTTGCTCGTGCTGGGGAGAATATGAGTCACTTGACACCAGAAGCAGAGGAGCGCGTCGCACTAAAGGTTGCCATGGCCGAAGTGCGATGGCGCTACGTCGACCAGCTCATGAAGACGTGTTTCGCAGGTCTCAAAGACCTCGCGCTCGTCGGCGTGTCGCTGTACACGATACAGGTCCAGAGCGTGAACTCCGGCAAGCTGGACAAAGCCGCAGCAGTAGCCGAAGTCGCCGCTGCCGAAGCGTCGGAAGCAAAGACGACGCTCAACGCGAGCATCCTTGAGCGTCGTGAGCAGATGACGGAGTTGGGAGCAAAGATCGACGCACATCCGATGGCCGCATCAGCGGCACCACCAGAATGAGTGAACAAGCAAGAGACGAAGATGGGAAGTTCGCGTCCGGCAGTGGTGGCGGTAGCAGCCACAAAGTGCCTCTGCCGAAGAACCCGAAAAAGATCACCATCGCCCACGCGCAGCGAGCGCTCAGCGAGATGGGCGGCGAGCTTGGTTCTGCATCGTTCGACGGGAACAGCGTGTCGTATCAAGTCAAGCTTCCCGGCGGCAAGAGCCAGACGATGAGCGTCGATGACTTGAAAAAATACGTGTACTCTCGTCGAGCGTCATGAGCAATCTCACCAAGTCGCCGAAACAGCTCGCGCGTCGCGGCCAAGCAGACATCGGCAAAGTCGAGCGGATCGCCGTCGCGGCTGCCTCGCGAGCCATGACGCGGGTGTGCCAGGCGGCGATCCGCAGCTTCTTGAGTCACAGTGAGTTCAACGCGCGCGGTGCGGTCATGAACGAGCTGGCTCCGGTGCTGGTCCGTGCCAGCGCCGTCATGCACGCCGCCGGCCAGCGGCGCAGCTTGCTGATGATGCGGCAAGCGTGCAGCAAGTGCGAGCGCGATGAGCTACGTCAGCGGCTCGAGCTCGACCTCTTCAGCACGGTCGAGAAGCTCGTCAAGAAGACTCTCAACGTCAACACGAACGTTCTGAAGCAGCAGTACGGGCCGGGCATCGCCAAAACGCTCGACAAATTTGCCAGCAAGGTCGAGACCAAGGTCAGGAAGAAAGTCGGCGAGCTCATCATGGCCGGCTCGCCGACGAAGCAAGCAGTTGAAGAGTTGCGCGAGATGCTCGACGACATGGGCGCCGGCGGCGTGAAGGAGACCGCGCTCGAGACGGTGTTTCGCACCCAGCTCCAGACCGCGTTCAATGCCGGACGCTGGCAAGAAGATCAAGACCCTGACATCCAAGAGATTCTCTGGGGCTACAAGTACGTTACCGCAGGCGATGACCGTGTGAGAGAATCACACATGGCATGGGACGGCGTCACGCTTCCGAAGGATCATGAGTTCTGGCTTACTCACTGGCCTCCCAACGGATGGAACTGTCGCTGCCAAGTGATTCCGATCTTCGACGAAAGAAAAATCGTCGAGCCCGACGAGGATATCATGCCCGACGAGGGTTTCGAGGGCAACGCTGGAATACTGTTCGGTGACTTCTCTCGACGCGCGACCAAGCCAGTCTTCTCCCTCGAGTACAATCCCGACCAACCACGCGACGAACGAGGCCAATGGGCTAGCGGGCCGAGCGGCGTCGTCAACACCGTGAAGCAGCTCGGCGGATCGACCGGCGCGCGACTCGTCAAGGACTCCAAGGGCAAGCAGTGGGTCGCGAAAGGCGGCGGCTCGCCCGGCCACGCCAAGAACGAATATCACGCCAACAAAGTGTACGACGCGATGGGCGTGTCCGTACCCGACTCGCATTTCTACCAACAAGAGCTTCACACCGAGTACAAGTCGCCAGGAGAGTACAAGCCATTGGCCGAGTTGAAGGGCGAGCAGCGAGAGCAAGCCCTGGCGACGATCCGCGAGCGCTTCGTGGCCGACGCGATGCTCGGCAACTGGGACGTCGTCGGCCAAGACGAAGACAACATTCTCGTTCACACGCTGGACCCGTCGGACGTGCTCCGAGTCGATAATGGCGGCACATTCGACTATCGCGCGCAGGGCGGCGACAAGGGCGACGCATGGAACGGTGACTTGAAGGAACTGGACACGATGCGTTCGGTGACGAAAGGGCCCGCCGGCAAAATTTTCAGTGAGGTGACCGACGAAGACATCCAGAAACAGGGACATGCACTCTTAAAGAAGAAGGACGAGATCATGGCGGCGGTGCCCGACAAGCACAAGGCCGTCATGGAGCAGCGGTTCAAGACGCTTGAGAAACGCATCGGCGCTGAGCCACCGAAGCTGAAAGAGACACATACATTTCACAAGGCGAAGTCGCTCGATGACAAGATCGCGAATCTCAAAGCGATCAAAGACGTCAAGCTCAATCCCATCCAGCTGAAGAAAGTCGCGCTGCTCAATGACGACCCGAAGCAACTAGTGTTGCCGAAGTCGTTCACGCCCGAGCAGATCGCGGCTGTCAAGGCGCACTTCGGTCACACGGGCGAGCCGAAGCTCGTCGTCGCCAGCAAGGCGCTCGAAAGCAAGATGAAGGAGCTCGGAGTCGCGAGCGCGCACGAACTGTGGCATGGTAAGCCGGTCACGCAGAGCGAGAAAGCGATCGCGGTCAAGCAAGCGAAGACGCCGGCTGAGAAGAATCACGCCGACGGGCTGAAGGTGGAGGCCGCGAAGCCGGCCACGCTGACGGAGGGTCAGAGCTACGCGGGTGACCCGAAGTTTGAGCGGCACAAGATCGAGAACGGTGCAAAGTATGTACTCAGATTGGAGAAGGGAAGCTACAGTACAGAAAGAACAGAAGAAGCTCTCCAGAAACTGACCAGCACAGAAAAGAAACACATCGATGCCTGGCAAGGCGGCGCGCAGAAATCCTACAGAGATTCAGAAGCGGCGGGCTTTGGCGACAAAGACCCAAAGGTGATCGCGATCAACAAGGGTCTTGACAAGTGCGCGAAGTTCGAAGGTGTGACTTATCGTGGCGTCATGCACATCAAGCCGGGCACGGAGTACTATGCGGCGTTGACCAGCGTCGGCAGCGAGGTTGAGTTCACGGCCAACGCTTGTTCTTCGCGAGACTCTGCGACAGCGGCAAGCTTCTCCGGCGGTGTTGCAGTGATGCGAATAGCTGGCCGAACTGGCGCGTGTATTGAGGACTTAGACAAGCACGGTGGTGACTTCAAAAATGAACACGAAGTCGTCCAGCGCGCGAAGACGAACTACCGTGTGGTGGGCGTATCGCACGACGTTGAGTTCAACCTATACAAGAATGTAGCACACGGCACGCGCAAAGTCGCCGTCGTGATCGACCTCGAGGAAATCGAGCCGACCGGCAAGGCGAAGCCGCTGATGCTCGCGAATCAACTGTTCATTGAGCTCGCGCTCGACAAGAGCGAGCCGCACGGGACGCGGTTCGTCGAGGACGAGCCGGAGAAGTTCATGGTGGTTCGTTGGTCTCCGGAAGCGTTGTTCGACGACGAAGCGTAGAGAAACTAGCGTACGCGAGGGGAGTACAATACTGACATGATCGAGGCCTTTCCGTTCAACACGGTGCTCTGCTTGGAGAACGGCGAGGCCCTCACGGCCACGTCAGACCCGCTCGAGTTCTGGAAGGAAGTGGCCCATGAAGGTGACTTCGTCAAGGACACCGGATCGAGTCGCATCAGCTTTCGGATCACGAAGGGCATGATGGACCACTGGCACAAGACCTTCGGCGAAATGTCGAAGGATGGACTGTCAGTGCCGGTCCCAGTCGAGCACACGCGCGACCCCGAGAAGCGTCGAGCGACGGTGGTCGAGTTCGCCCGCAAGCCGAACAAGCGCGGCCTGGATGCCCTGTACGCGCGAATCAAATTTCGCGACGCTGATTCGGCCAAGCTTGCGAAGACTGCGAACGTCAGCATCTTCGTTCCGAAGAAGGCGACGAACGGTCACGGCAAAGACTACGTGATGCCCATCGAACACTTGGCGCTGACTGACTACCCAGTGCTCCACGATCTGGAGCCGTTCCAAGCCATCGCTTTGTCGATGGTTTCTGAAGGAGACACCGAAGTGACGCTTCGCGAACTCGCAACTCAAGCCGGCATCGATCCGTCCATCACTGACGAGCAGCAGCTCATGCTCGCTCTCTCGCAAAAGATCGTTCAACTGAAAGGCCCGCCGCAGCAGCCGCCCGGTGCGCAGCAAGCCGGCCCGCCGCGTCCGCCAGCTTACGGGCCACCGCGTCCGGGCTTCGGCGCCAGCGCCAGCAAGGGCCAGGTGGCCGAAGAGTCGCAGCCGCTGACCGGCTTGCTGCCGCTGACCGGCTTGCTGCCGCTGACCGGCTTGCTGCTCAGCACGCTCAAGAATGCGCGCAAGGTTCAGCTCGACGCGCTCAGCGTCGGCGACGGCGCTCGCATCACGCCGGCTGTTCGCAAGAAGCTCGAGGAGCGATTCGTCACCGACGATGCTCTCGCTTTCTCGCACGTCGAAGGCTTCGACGACGGCTTCGAGGTCACGCTCGAAGCGTTGGCCGCGAACCCGCCGATCAATCGCGCCGGCAAGACGGGCGCCCAGTCTGGGATCGCGCTGTCGAAGGACGGCACCGAGTCGTTCGACAAGCAGGGCGCCGATAGCCCGCTTGTCAAGGACATGGAGTCGCGCAACAAGACCGGCGGCAGCAACCGCATGTACATGTAGCGCCGCGCTCGCGAGGCGGTTTGCTAACACATCTAGGAGACTACGCAGATGGCGATCAGCTCGTCCCTCACCAAGGGCAAAGTCCTCGGTGACATTTTCAAGTGGCTCTTGCACCCAGGCTTCAACCTGGTGAGCGCGAAGCTGGTCAACCCAGTCGCGGTCGTGCAGGCGCTCACGTCGCCGGCTGGTCTGCCCGTCAAGGCGAGCGGCGCGAACTACGTCATCGTTCAGGCGACCGACGAAGCCAACGCCATCGGTCTGTTGTACCACGACAAGCCGATCGCGCTCGCGGCTTCAGGCACGAGCGACTTGCTCTATCCATTCTTGATTCGCGGCCCGGCGCTCATCGACAAAGACGCGCTTCCGACTCACGACGTGGCCGCGACTCCAGTCGCGTACACGAATGCAACGCTGGTGACGGCGTATGCTGCTCGAAACATCATCGCGATGAGCGAGCCAACCAAGACCTCGACGCAGACCACCTAAGCAAACGGCTAGGTCGCGCGTCACACTCAGGATTCACTCAGGAGAGCCATCGAGATGCTGGACGTCTTCAACACGAACGCCTTCAACACGGTCAGCATGACCGCGGCCATCGAGAAGGCGCCGTATATGCCGAGTCGAATCGGCAAGCTCGGGCTTTTCAAAGTCAAGGGCATCAGCACACTTTCCGTCGCCGTCGAGGAGACGCAGGGCAAGCTGAGTCTTCTGCTGAACAAGGCTCGCGGCACTATGCCGATCACGATGCCGCCCAAGACGCGCAAGGTGCGAACATTCCCGGTCTTTCACTTCCCGGCGAATGACGCGGTGATGGCCGACGAAGTGCAGGGCGTGCGCTCGTTCGGCAGCGAGGATGCACTCGAGTCGGTCACGGCCAAAGTGAACGAGAAGCTGGCCGACATGCGGCAGAGCATGGAACTGACGCACGAGTGGCTGCGCATCGGCGCGATCACCGGCAACGTTCTCGACGGCGATGCGAGCACGGTGCTCTACAATCTGTTCACCGAATTCAATCTCACGCAGACGAACGTGAACTTCACCTTCACGTCGGGCACGTTCAGCGTTCGCGGGGCAGTTCTGACCGTCATTCGCGCGATGGAAGATGCGCTGGGCATGACGTCGTACACCGGTATAACGGCCATCTGCGGTGACGCCTTCTTCGATGCGCTCATCGCACATGCAAGCGTGGCCGGAGCCTACGAGAAGTGGCAGGTCGGCACGTCGCAGATTCCGATGAGCATGCGCGATCCGAACGAACAGCGCGAAGGGTTTACCTTCGCCGGCGTCGAGTGGATCAACTACCGCGGAACGATCGGTGGCTCGCGCTTCGTCGCGACTGACAAGTGCCGATTCTTCCCGACCGGCGTCAACGACCTGTTCCACGCGTACTTTGCGCCGGCCCCGTTCGTCGAGACGGTGAACACGATCGGCAAGCCGATCTACGCGAAGCAAGAAGTCATGCGGTTCGACGTCGGCGTCGAGCTGCACGCTAACTCCAGTCCGCTTCTCATCTGCACGCGCCCGCAAGTTCTCGTGCAGGGCACCGCGAACTGATGAATGATCACGGCCACTGTCACAATCGACCTTGGCCCGCTCGTTAAGTTCAAGACCGCCTTGGAAAATGACCTGAGGCGGTCGAGCAACAAGCACATCCGAGCGGCGTTCAAGAAATGGGCCGCTCGGTATCGAGCGTTCTTGCGGGAGCGATACAGCATCTTGTCTCGCGGCGGCGGCGAGTGGCCGCCTCTGGCGACGTCTACGCTGCTCGGTCGCCGCGGCTATCGAGCCGCTCTCAAGAAGGCGACCAAGAAAAAGAAGTTCGTCGCGCCCAAGGTCGCGATACTCATCGACACGGGAACACTCTTTGGTTCGCTCGATCCAGTGTTCAAAGGCAAGCCCGGCCAGTTCGAGCACGACATCGACTACGGCATCTCGGTGGGCTACGGTGGCAACGGCCCACACCCGAGCAGCCCAGCGCTGACAGTGCAGCAGATCGCCATGTTCCACCAGAAAGGTGGGCCGAGACTCCCGCAGCGCACAATCATCGTGCCACCTGACCAGATCACGATGGATGGCATGGCGAAGGACATGACGGAAGCGTTGATTCGCATGAGCAAGGAGACCGGCTGCTCATGAACGACGCGCCCGCTTTCAACCCGTTCACGCTCGTATACGACGCGCTGTGGGACCTCGCTATGCGCAGCGGCGATTTGCGCACCCGTGTGCGCGAAGGCAATCGCATCAGTTTCGGATCGCCGACAAACTCCAACCCGACCAAGCCGCAGATCGCCGCGGGAGACTTGCCGGAGCTCGTGCTCGTCGTGCGGTCGATGTCGGCCAACTTGCACAACACCAGTAGCGGCTCGATGTGCACGCGAGAGTACGCATGGCAGATCAGCGGCGGTGACTACCGATACAGTCAAACGCTCGCGCCGCTCGAGTGGGAGCTGTTCTGCGCGATGGCCGGATGGCGTAAGACTCTCACAGAGTTGCGCTGGCGCGATGTGGCATTCTGCAAGAAAATGACGCTCAACGGCGGGCAGACCGGGCTCAGCGACCCACAAAACAATCGAAACATCATTGGCTGGTCAGCGGTGTGGACTCTCAGCGTGGAGATGCACTTCAAGCAAGAGCATCTGGACGACGAAATAAAGGAAGATTGAAATGGGACTGCACTCAGGCAAGTGGGCCGCCGTCAACGGCATCAGCACCGTCCGGAGCTGGTCGATCAACGAGCGGCAAGCGCCCGCTCGTGGGATCGCCAGCAACACGGGCATGGCGCCCGTTCGCAAGAAGGGCGTGTTCTCGTGGGATGGGTCGTACAACGCGTACGGCGCGACGCCCGCGGCGATGCCCGGCCAGCTTTTCAACTTCGTGGGCTATGGCGCGCCGGATGACGACGTCAGCGGCAACGGTCAGCGCTACGAAGGCAACGGAATGGTGAGTGGAATATCGCTCACGTGGGACTGGGCGTCGGGCGGATTCATCGGCCACACCGTCAACTTCGCCGGCGACATGGCTCTTGCCAAGACGAGCGGCGCGCTGCCAGTCGATGCAACCGCGCCCGACATGCCGACGATCGCACTGTGCAAGATTCAAACTGGAAGCGTGGCCGAAACTGGCTACACGGACATTCCGAACGTCACGAATGTGACGCTGAACATCAGCTGCGCGCTCCAAGCGGCGGTGAATTCGAGCACCATCGTCGGCGGCAAGCTGTGGACCGCGCAGAAGTCTGGGCCAATAGACTGGTCGCTGACCATCGCGCAGCAGGACAATGACCGGCTGGCGTCGATCCCGTTCGACATCGGGGACAATCGCAGCATCAAGATTTTCACTGACGCCTCGCTGTTCTGGCTGCTCAAGTGGGGTCACTGCCGCGGGTTCGAAGGACTGACAGCCGATCGCGAGAGCGGTGCGCTGCTCGCTCGGACGATCAACTTCGACATGACCGCCGTCGATACTGCTGACCTCGGGACCGTGACCGATCCGTCGGGCACAGAATGGTGGCCGTTCGCATGAGCGATCATTCAAAGTTAGTCGCCGCGCCGGCGGAGCTGCGGCTCGGCGAGCTCACGATTTACATCGCGCCCTTGTCCGATATGGACATGTGCGAGTTGAACGAGTGGGTGCGAGCGCGGTACATCGCCAATGCGGACAAAGCTGGCCGAATATCCGGCGAGACTGCATGGAAGCAGATGATGACATTCGCGATGGATCGCGCAATGGAGTTGACGTGGACGGCTCCGCCCGGTTCGCGGCTCATGGCTACCGAGGAGGGCATTGTTCAACTCGTGTGGCAGTGCTGCAAGCGACACACGCCGGGCTTGACCAGAGAACAGATTTGGACGGCAATGCTCGACCCGAAGAACATCGCCATGTTTCATGAGAGATTCGCGAGGCACAACTCGGTGCCTATCTCGAAGGAGGTGCAACCTGGTAAGGTGACCCGCCCTACTCGAAGGAGGAATGGTACTCCAGCCTCCACAGAGCGACGGGCATCACGTACGAAGAGATAGCTCGCATGACGCCGTACCAGCAGTGGTCGCTGGCGAACGGTGGCAAGCAGACAGACAAAGAGATCAAGTTCGACACGCAAGCTGAGTATGAAGCATGGCTGGCCCAGAAGTCGTAACACATCTTCGCACGCGCGACGACGTGACTCAAGAGCTTGGGCGCTTGGAAGGCACGTTCAATCGCTTCGGCAACGGGATCGAATCGCAGTTCAAGCGGCTAGGCGGCGTCATCGCGGGAGCCTTCGCGGTAAATCAGATCGTGGCATTCGGTAAAGAGAGCGTGCAGGCGTTCAGCGAAGCACAGGACGCGGAGTCGAAATATGTCGCAATGCGCAAAGCGTCCAACAACGCAACCGGCATTGCTGTCGAGCAGATGAAAGAGTTGGCCGCGTCCATCCAAGCGACTACGCGTCACGAAGACGATCACATCATCTCGGTCGCGGCCACGCTTCTCAAGTACAACAACTTGACGGACGACGTGTTTCCGCGGACCATCAAGCTCGCTGCCGACATGGCGGAGATATTCGGCTCGCTGGACGGCGCGGCAGCTCAGCTTGGCCGAGCCCTCAACGACCCGATGTCCGGCATGCGCATCTTGCGAATGGCGGGCGTCGAGCTCACCGACGAGCTCAAGGATCAGATCAAGACTCTCACCGACACCGGCCAAACGGCGGCTGCGCAGGAAGTCATCTTCGGCGAGCTCGAGAAGCGCTTCGGCGGGCTCGGCAAAGCGATGGGCGACACGTTCTCCGGCCAGCTAGAGAAACTGAACAACCAGTTCGGCGACATCAAGGAGACCATCGGCGAAGCATTGGTGCCGGCCATCGAAGCGGTCTTGCCGAAGCTGAGCGATTTCGCCGCACGCTTCAAGATTGCGATGGATGTGCCGACCACGGCCATGAACAATTTGCCGAGTGCACAGAAGAGCGCGACGCCCGGCATCTTCTCCGGCGTCACCGGCGCCATCAGCAACATGACGGGCGCGGCCAGCGACATGGGCATCAATGCGATGGCCAATCTCGACACCGCGGCCAAGTTGGGCGGTGGCATCGCGTCGATGGCGTTCGGCGAGACTGCATTCGGCGCAGACTTGGTGAAAGACGCGATCGAGACGTTCGAGAAGCGTCAAGAGAAGTTCGCGCAGGGCGGTCCGAAAGAGCCGGTGATCAAGCCCGAGCACGACCAGAAGTACGAGGAGATGTTCGGCGGCGAAGCGTGGCTCAAGGGTCTCGAGAACAAGGCGAAAGAATTCGAGAAGGGCGTAGAGGACATGCTCAAAGTCGAGGACGAAGTCATCAAGGCGCAGCAAGAAGCGGCGGAAAAGTGGGAAGAGAATCAGAAGAAGGTGGCCGAAGACATCGATAAGATGAATCGCGAGGACTGGGGCGTCGAGACGAAACCGAAAGACACGTCGTTCCAGTCGAGCATCTCGAGCATGCAGGACACGTTCAACCGCATCAGCGCGGCCGCGTCGTCGCGCGAGGAGAAGCCCGAAGACAAGATCATCAAGGTCAACAAGGAGACCACGAAGGAAGTGGTGGGCCGACTGGATAAAGCGGTGGAAGCACTCAACACCACCGCGCCGAAGCTTGACGAGGTGAACAGGTCAATCCGCGAGATGGACACGGGACTAGCATAGTAGCATGGGACTTTACACGACCAACACGAATGCGCACGAGGTGCTGAACACCCAGCGCGAAGACTACGATGCCGACAACGGCAGCGCGAATGCTGCGGTTACGCTCATCGTTCCTGCGGCAGATCGGTACATCATCGTCAGCGAGATTCTCGCGAACGCATATGTCTGGCCACACGGTGCCAATCCGGCCATCGCGAGCAAGATTGGAATCGTGCCAGCGCCCAACAGCAACGCGACCGAAGTCAACGGCACACTGCTATATGACTTCTATCATCTCAACATCGCGTACACGACCAAGAAGCCGGAAGGCGGGCAGACCACCGACGGCGATGGCAACGTGTACAGCGAAGAGCTCGTCCCGCTCACCGAGCACCAGACGCTCGACTACAATGACTATGAATGGGACAACAGCAATCCGCTCAAAGAGGGCGAAGCACCGACGAAGATCGTTCGCTCGTTCAACTACGTGCGCACCATCTTCAACTTGCAGCCGCCGCTCTCGGGCTCGCTGCTCGATGCACCCGGATGCGTCAACAACGCGGCGTTCTTGAGCCCGTCGCTCGGCATGTTCTTCCCGGCAGAATCACTGCTTTTCGGCGATCCCAAGATCAGCCGTCAGTACTCGCTCACGACTGGCTTCAGCGGCATCACGCTTCAGACTTCGTTCGCGTTTCGCAAAGACGGATGGAACAAGTTCTGGCGAGCGAAGACAAACGCTTGGGCCGAGATCAAAAAGAAATCAGACGGCGCCGTCGTCAAGCCTTATCCGCCCATTGACTTCTCGTTCTTGCTGTTCTGATGCCAGAGAATCCGGCTGGTCTGATGCACTATGCGCGCGGCGAGCGGCTCCGAGCCGATACCGTGAACGCACTCATCGACGCGATCCAGCGCGGCGACTTCGACGTGCGGCGCGCGCCGTCGCGCGAGTGGCCAATTCCGTTCAAGAACACCAACGTGGCGGAGATGCCTGCGTTCGGAGTGGCCGAGATCAAGAGCCCGCTCGTCATAGCGGACATGCTCGGCTGCAATGTCGACAAAGTGCCCGGCAGCAACGCGGAGCTTCGTCGACGCTACTTGGTCAACGGACCGACTCCCGCGCGGGCGAGCGGCACCGGATGGGGTTGCCTGCTGGAGTCGGCCAACTGGATTCTCTACGAGACTGGCGACGGCGTGCCGGATGTCAACAGCGAGTGGGGCGTGGTGCCGGGAAGTTGGAAGATCGGTAAAGATCGCTATGGCTTCCGACCACGCGGTGCGACGCAGTCGAAGTACGGTGGCGTGGTACTGGCCGACCAGCACGAGCTCACCAACGTACTGTGCAAGGCCGCGAGCGTCCCGTGGGAAGTTGGCAGCGACAAGACCGTGAATGTCTGGAAGAAAAATTTTTCGGCCACCACGAGCATGACCGTCACGCTGGCGCGAAACTATACGACGAAGATCAGCAACACCAACGACGAGCTCGTCGGGACGTGGTACGCGGGCGGGCTCGTCGTCGCCAAGTTGAAGTGCTAGCATGAGCTTAACATTCTGTCACTGCTGCAAGCGACCTATCGGCATTGACCAACTTGCCTCTTCCTGGCAGAGCGGTGCGCTGTCGTGGGTCTTCTTGTCGGAATATGCACCGATCACCTTCGTAGAGTGGCTGTCCACCGACATCGCGGCGTTGGATCAAGTTCACGTGATCTTTGCTGGCAACCGCAGCGAGTGCGGCAACGCGATTAGGTTCGCGGAGGCCGACTGGCCGGCAGTGCGCGCGTGGATCGAGGCGGGCGGTCGCTTTCATCTCGCGACAGAACACTCGGGCAATCATCCGGAAGTCGGCGGCGAGTACGAGACTGGATTCAAATGCCTTCAAGACATGGCGCGAGTGAACGCTTTCATCGCGGCGATGGGCGGTACGATGACATATCGCGGCGGCGATTTTGTGGATAACAGCATTGCCACGCCCGGTACTGCGCTCATCGCCACGGTCAACAGCTACGTTAATAATCGCATCGGGCATCTCGAACCAGGATCGGGCAAAATCGTCTTCACGGGCAACATCTCGGGCAAAACTGCGATGGTGGCCGAAAAGTTAGGCAACGGCTTTCTCTTCGTTGAGGGCGACAGCAACTCATTCGGCGGCACGACTCCTAATAATTATTACTACAAGCTGTGGCACGACGCGGACGACGAAATTTACTGATTCGCTATTGACACACTCTTCACGATCTGCTATAATAGCCGACGTCAGGTCTGCATACCGAATACTGGAGAATCAGAATGAAGCCGCTCATCGTGCACCCGGACGATTACGTCCAAGCTCATGCCGTCGACGCCGCGACGGAAATCGCCGACGCATTTTGCGAGGCAAATCATCTTCCGTTCGCGCACATCGCTCCACGCGACTGCCGCGGATACCGCGGGTACTACCGCGCTCACAAGAACGTCATCGGGAAGTTCTGGCAAGGATATGTCTACTATGATCCAAGCGGGTGCATTCGGCCAGTCAAAGTTCCCGGCTACAAGTGGAGCTTCACCGGCTACAAAGCGGACAACACCGCACCTGGTGTCATCGCGCACGAGATCGGCCACCACGTCTGGGAGTGCCGCGTGCGCATGGACGATGGCCGACGTCATCACTGGACGCACGAGCAGCTTGAGAACTACTGGGCCGAACACCGCGCAAGCGAGCGCGACGTGACGAGCTATGGCGCCACCTGCGTGGCCGAAGACTTCGCTGAGACGGTGAAGCTGTTCGTGCTGAACCCGGACTTGCTGCGGCTCGGGCGTCCTCGCCGCTGGTCGATGCTTGTGGACGGATTCGGACTTCAGCCTGTCATCGACGCCGACTGGCAGACCGTCTTGCAGAACGCGCACGAGAAATTGCTGGCAGCCGCGGGAAATTTTATTTCGACTGGACAGGTGGACTCCGAATAGCCGATACAGTATAGTAGTCAGATCAGACGTGACCCTTAGCATACTGGAGACTGGACAATGACGGAAGCATTCATACGATCGGTCAAGCTCGTCACGGCGGGCAAGATGCAGTTCCAAGTGGTGGACTGCAAGACGGGCAAAATTCTGCGGATGGCGAGCTGCTCGCTTCCGAAGCTGGTCAACGGCATGCGAGCCGAGGCCGCCGGATCGCACAAGGCACGGGCACTGCTTGCTCGCTGGTGCATGAACAACGGTGTGATGATGGTGGACGAGCCGAAGATGATCATCTGCGAGCAGGAAGACACGACTGCTCGCGCCGTGCGGCTCGTGGAAGAGAAGCGTGTTGATCGCACGCTGGTCATTCTCGACGAGAGTCACGATGCCAGTCCCGCCATCAAAGCCGCGCTGCTTGACATGCGCTCGGGAGGCGGTCGCGCGGCGATGAAGCGACAAGACTTCGTTACTGGCAATCAAGCGTACGTCGTGCTCGGCGGCGAATGGGAAGGTTGGGTTGAGATCGTCAGCATCGACGACGACGGCGAGTACTTCGAGTTCAAGTGGCCGAAGGACGTCTATCGCGGCATCACGGCGCCATGTGAACGAATCGACGCGAGTCTCAGCTACATTGCTTCGCTCCAAGAAATCAGCTATGACCGGTCAGGAGGTGGCCGATGAGAGCGATGTCCGACGCTACAGCAGCGATGCTGACGCCGATCAACCTCTCGCCGACTGACCGGCTCGAGCTCGAGATCGACAAGGAGCAGAAACGCTTCCGCGCGCGAGTGTTCGGCGCGGAATCAAACGGCATGCGGAACTGGCCGAGCATCACAGCCCGCCAAGCGTGGCAGGCCCGCATTCCCGAGAAGAAGCAGCTCGACGGTGCGAACCTCTGGCAGATCGCAGCCACCGACTACACCGCCGAGATCATCAACGCGACGTGGCCGAAGGACCAGCTCGTCTTCGCCGACGAGAAGTCACGCTTGGTGTTCGCTGGACTGCTGCTCGAGACTACTATACAGGACCAGATTGCCGAAGCATACGCGCAGTTCAAATTCAACGGCACACTGCCCGACGAATGCGACGAGCTCGAGCTTCATCCGAATCCTCTGCTTCAGCTCAAGGGCTACCAGAAGTTCGCGCTGTGGGCTTCGATGCGAGCTCGCGGCTACAATCTGTTCATGGAGCAAGGAACGGGCAAGACTCCCGTCAGCGTCGCTCGCATCATGAACGAGTGCCGTCGCAATAGACTGGCTGGCGACGATCACATGCTCCGCGTGCTGGTCGTCTGCCCGAAGAACGTGCGGCTGAACTGGCAGCGAGAACTGTGCAAGTTCTGCACGCGACCCGGCAAAGTGGAGATCATCAAGGGCGGCTTCATGGACCGCACGTCGATGATCATCGAAGCGATGCTGCCCGACGGCGACTCGCAGTGGTCGGCCTGCGTGATGTCCTACGAGGGAATGTGCAAGACATGGGAGACCCTCGAACACTTCCAGTGGGACTTGGTCATTCTCGACGAGGGTCACTACATCAAGTGGCCGCTTACGCAGCGAGCGCAGTACTCGTTCAAGCTGCGCGAGGTGGCGAAGTCTCGTATGGTGCTGACAGGCACGCCCATCTGCAATTCACCGCTTGACATCTACTCACTGTTCGAGTTTGACGGCGAGGGTTGGTCCGGCTTCCAGGACTACAAAGCGTTCAAGGAGTTCTACGGAGTGTTCGTGCCGACGGACGGCGACGGTCACTCGAAGCTCGTCGCGATTCAGAACAAGCCGTTCATGCAAGAGCGGCTCGCTCGGACGTCGTTCATCATCACGAAGAAGGAGGCTCTGCCTGACCTTCCCGAGAAGGTGTACGACGTCATCGAGGCAGATATGACCGATCAGCAGCGCAACGCGTACGCGGCGCTGGCCGAGAAGATGCTGCTCGAGATTGAGAGCGAAATGGCCGACACTCGCAACAAGACGATGACAGTGCAAAACATCCTGACGAAGCTGCTTCGGCTCGCTCAGGTCTGCGCCGGCTATGTCGTCTGGGACGAAGTGGTCGACCCGAACTCGCTCGAGGTAGTCCAATCGAAGAGCCTCGAATACTTCGAGAAAAACCCGAAGCTCGACGAACTGGTCGCGCAGCTGAAGGACAAGACGCCGCAGCAGAAGACGATCGTGTGGGCCTGCTTTGTTCCGGCCATCAAGCAGATCAGCGAGCGGCTCACCGCCGAAGGCATCCGTCACGTGACGTTCTACGGCGGCACGAAGGACGACGATCGTGCCGAGGCGGAACGGTTGTTCAACTATGATCCTGACGTGCGAGTGGTCGTCGCGAATCCCGCCGCCGGCGGCACCGGGCTGAACCTGCTCGGCCACCCGCCGGACGTCGAAGAGAGCCGCAACGTCGATACCGACTGCGACCACCACATCTACTATGCGTGCAACTGGTCCTACGTCCAGCGCGCGCAGAGCGAAGATCGGTCGCACCGGATCGGCACGCGCAAGTCGGTGAGGATCAGCGACCTCGTCATACCCGAGACGCTGGACGAGGACATCCGCGTGCGAGTCCTCGAGAAGAAATTGATGGCTCTCGACATCGCCGACATCCGGGAGATACTTCAGTCTGTGATAACGGGACTGGGAAAGAGAGGGTCCGATGAGACCTAGAGTGTTCATGCTCATGGAGCACCGCAATGTCGACGTCAGCAGCGCGTCGTCGTTCGGCCAACTGATTTATCTATTTGCCAACGGCGAGTCGCGTCCTACGTTCTGGGACCCAGCATTCATCGATGAAGCGATACATCGGCTATGGACGCGGGAGTTCGATCCGGCTATAGATTATTTCATGGTGGCCGGACACATGGCCCCGCTGGTGAAGCTGTGCTGCGCGCTGACACAAGTCTATCCGAGCACGCGGGGATTGTTCTGGGACTCGATCGAAGCACGCTACGTCGCGCAACCGTTACTCATACTGGAGACCGTCGATGATGAACCCACTGTTGGTCAAGTTGTTCCGGGAAGCGCGAGCGATGCACGAGTCGCTCGTGACGGCCGACGCAGAACTGCGTAGGCTAATCAATCAAACGCCGTGTCGCGAGACACAGGCAGATACGGCGTACGCGCTGCGCGAGACGTCGAAGTTCGCGGACGACGTGCGTAAGCGGTGCGACGAGCTGAGCGCGCTCGCGCAGCGACTCGCCTGCGTTCTCTCGGTGGCCGAACAAAACACAAGCACGATTCGCACGGAGCGCTGCTCGGCCACGCTAGACATCAAGAGCATCGCGACCATTCCGAAGCAGTCGACTCATCCCGAGCAGTTCGCACAGCTGATGGAATACCTCGGTGTCGCGCGGCATCTCTGGGAAGTGCCGAACGAGGCCGAAGTTGAGGAAGAGAGCGAGCGCATGCACGCGATCGTGAAGCCACACTTCCCGGGTCTCGTCCAGCACCTCAACCGGATGATGGCGGAGGGCAAGCCGCTGCCGCCGGGCCTCGACCTCGACAAGACGTACAACGACTATCGCCTCATCATTCGCAAAAAGAAGGGAGTCACGGAATGAACGAGCCTCGCTTCATGCGCGTCACCAGCAAGCAAGGACGCGTTTACTTGATAAACATCGAGAGCGTAATGCATGTCGTTGACGACTCAGACGGCGTGAACGTCTTTTGGTCCAGCAGATGTGGACAAGAGGGTTCGAAGTATCTATGCATACGAGAGTCCATCGAAGACGTCAAGCGAATGCTTGACGGCACTTATATCTGTAAATGAACTCGACCAGCGCTGAACTGACGGCGCATCGCTGGCCGACAACACATGCCGTCTTCACAGGAGCCATCACATGGCAAAAGCAGTTCCAGCAACAGTAGAGAAGACCGGCGGACTAGCAGCGACGATGCCGGACTTCCTCGCGCGATCGGAGGGCGACGGCAACCTCCGCGAGATGAAGCAGTACGTGATACTGCCTCGTCTCAAGGTGGTGCAAGCGCTCTCGCGCGAGCCGTTTCGACCACGCTTCAACGAGGGCGACGTGGTCGCGACGCCCGTCATGATCCCGGTGTCCGAAGGCTCGAAGCCCGGCGACGTTCTGTTCCACTTGGTGCCGATCCTGTTCTATCCTGAGTGGATCAGTTGGAACCCGCGCAACGCGGGCCTCCCGGCGATCAAGGAGCGATCGTACGACCCGCGGTCGCAGATCGCGATCAAAGCGCGCAACGCGGACACGCGGCGTGAGCCGATTCCAGGACGCGTGGATGGGAACAACCAGCCGCTCATGGTGAGGCACCTCGAGCACCTCAACTTCGTGTTCGACTTGTGCAGCCCCGCTGAGCACGAGCTGGCCGGAATGCCGTTGACGATGTCGTTCGCTTCGGGCGAGCATCAGGCGGGCTCGCGTTTCTCGACGCTCATCTCGACGCGCAAGGCGAAGTGGTCCTTCGGTTGCGTGTTCGCGTGCAAGCTCGCGCAGCGCACGAACGAGAAAGGCCGGTGGATGGGACTGGACATCGACAATCCCGAGCCGGCCAGCGGCATCTCGCCCTGGGTGACCGACAACGCGAAGTTCGATCAGTACATGGCCGCGTACCGAGAGTACAAGGAAGTGTACGACGACCGACGCTTGCAGGTCAATATGGACGACTTGGAGGACCCTGAAGTCGAAGTGACTGGTGCCGCCGCCGAGACGAAGTACTAGCGGTGATTTCCCACCGAGTGCATGCAAGACCGCTTCGGGCGATTGCATGAGGGTCGACCTGGGATACACTGGCGGGTGGTGACTCGGACCTGCCAGATTTTGAGGCTCACATGGGATGCGACATTCACGTACACGTTGAAGTCAAGCACGAGACGCTCGGCTGGCTTCACTACAATCACCCGCGCGTCGAGCGCAGCTACGCGCTGTTCTACGCGATGGCCGGCGTCAGGCCGAGCGATGATTGGAAACACGATGTCATCGCACAGCCACGCGGATTACCTGACGATGCCAACGTTACGACGCGGCTCGACTACGAAAAATGGGACGGCGATGCGCACACGGCGAGCTGGCTCGAGCGCGACGACATCAAGAAGCTTGAGAAATGGTTGAACGAATGGACAGCGAAGCATGATGTTAGGGACAGATGGTGCCCGCTCGAGAGTCGCTTCGGTTATCTATTCGGCAACAGTTTAGCATTCAATCGCGACGAAAGCTATCCGTCTTGGATGACCGACGTGAGACTTGTGTTCTGGTTCGACAACTGAGCTTGAGCCCTCCTGCCCACAAGTCACTACGGCCGTCTAACGAGCACGAGTGGCCTCTGTTGGGCAGAGGCTCATCTTCGTACACTCATAGCATACTGAACAATGAAAATCAAGATAACACTGAAGCATCTCTTCATCGTATTGGGCGAAGGAGTCATCGATGTCGATCCATCGAGGCTATCATGCTCACCAAAAGAATTACGATCGGCAACAGCCCTAGAAAACGACGCGCATAAAGTAAAGCGATGGTTGCTGGAGATGGAGCAAGCAGCCAATGCTGGCCGAGACATCAGGATGCACCTCGAGCTCCTCGAGGATTAAATGGCTCGGAAGCTGACGGAAATCTCGGTCATCGCTGAACTCGAACGCGCGGGCGTTTACTACGAGTACAGCGGCTCCGAAGACGTCAAGATCAAGTGTCCGTTTCACGACGATGAGAATCCGTCGTGTGACGTTTCGATCCACAAGCGGCTTTTCAAATGCAAAGCCGCCGGCTGCCGTGTCAACAAAGGCGACATAGTCACGCTGCTATCGGGCATCGTCAATCGTCCGAGAGCTGTCGTCCTTGAAGAACTGGCCACTCGCTATGACCTCGGCGACGTCAAGATCGTTGAGATGGAAGTGATCATGCGGTGGCACGCGGCCATCTGGCCAGCCGGGCCGCTGCTGAGCGAACTGCGGAAGCGAGCCGTCACCGACGAGGACATCCGACAGTACTTCCTGGGCGAAGACCAGGGACGCATAACGATACCAATCCCGAACGAGCGCGGCGACTACGTCAATGTGCGTCGCTATCTGCCCGGCGCACCCGGCAACGAGAAGATGAAGAACCTGCGTGGCCGTGGGTCCGCGCTGTGGTTCCCGGTCGAGCAGCTGAAGTACGATCACGTGCTGCTCTGCGGCGGCGAGATGAAAGCTATTGTAGCCGCCCGGCTGCTGAATCCGCACGGCATCGGCGCGGCGTGCATGACCCTCAACGAGGACTTGCTCCCGTCGCATCTGCTCAAGAAGCTGGCCGGAAAGCGAGTGGACGTCTGTTTCGACATCGACTCGCACGGTCGCATCGCCGCCGAGAAGAACTGCATCGCGCTGGTCCCGCTGGCTTCTGAGACGCATGACATACTGCTGCCGCTGGACATCGAGAAGCATCCGAAAGGCGACATCAACGACTTCGTGGCAGAGGGCGGCGATCTATATGACTTGCTGCTGAAGAGCGATCCGTGGTCGGGTCCCGCGCGCGGCTTGCAGCTGCGCGACGAAGACCCGGTCAAGCTGCACATGTCTGAAGCAATACGCGCCAAGAACGCGGCCAGGCGAGTCTCGGTCACCGGCCTGGTCACGGCCATGGTAGACGCGCCGTACGTCGTGCCCAAGACGGTCATCGTCAAATGCGATAAGTCCATGAACTTCTGCTCTCTCTGCCCAGTCTGGAACTCGACCGATGCGAAGTTCGACATACATCCCGAGCACCCGGCGATTCTTTCGATGGTGTCGGCTACTAAGAGTCAGATTCCTGAGGCCATCATGGAGGGCGTCGGCATCCCGCGAATGTGCCGCGTATGTGAGTTCGACGTCGAGAGCTATTTCAACGCCGAGGACGCACGACTGAGCCCGCAGCTCGAGATCACCGAGCGCGCAGCCGACCAGAAACTACAGCCAGCGATATGCATCGGAGAGGGACTCGAGCTCAACGAAGCGTACGAATTAGTTGGCCGGATGTACCCGCACCCGAAGACACA